AATAGCAGCGTCACACTGTTAATAATATATCTGCCCTTAATTATAGCATTTGCGCTATCGGGCAAACCTTCGCTAAGTATAGCGTTACATTGTACTATATCTTGCTCTAATAGAATACAATCACCTTGTACAAGACTATCAAGATGATGTGTATTGATATAGTCTCTATACAATACACCGTTCAATTCAATATTTGTTTTTGTCATGTTTGTTTTACAATTATTGCTTACAATTATTATTAGTATAACAACTATCTAATTAAGACAGTTGCATTGTGGCATTAAGCCTATCTACTCCTTTATTTCCTTCTTACATTCACAACCACAACGAGCGCAAAGCATAGCATTATGAAACTTACTGCTATCTATTGTTGCGTTGTGTAACACTCCTTTTCTTTTCAGGATAGTAGCTATACTTTCTGTTTTGTCGGTCTTTGCTGTTATCCTTATATACGATTCACCAAACGCATCCAGGTTGGTCCTGTGTTTTTCTAACTGGTCGGCTGGTATTCCTATGATTGACTCGTTTAATACAGTTCCTTCTATTACGTTCTTCATTGTCTTTCTTTTATTTCCTTACTTGTCTTTCTTGTGTGGCACACGTGGCATAGCTGCTGCAAGTTGCTATACTCGTACATTTCACCACCCAGGCTAATAGGCTTAACGTGGTCAATCTCACGTTCTAAATACTTAATCATTCGGCCCTTAACCATTCGAGACTTGAAACCAAAATCTTTCTTGCATATATCGCAAGTGGCTTGGCCTAACGATAGTCTATACTGAATATAACGCTTCTTGTAATCGCGCCACCTTTGCGTATTATAGTCTGCACTACTAACACCCCACTTTTGCGGTTTCTTTTCTTCTACCTGATAGGCCGACTTTAATGTTTTCCGTACTGCCATAATTAATATTTTATCTTTTTTGATTGGCTATTTTATAAAATATATCTGCGTAATACCGTGAAATCGTTGTACTATTTAAAGAATATTACACTTTATTACTCTTTTTTGTATAACAAGTTTGTTATTATAACATTTGTTATATTACCTTTGTATCAAGCAAACGGGAAAACAACTTTAAACAACTACTACAATGACTATTACTTGCACAGTTACAAAAAAGAGTTATAAGGTAAAAAAACAAGCTCATGTAAGCGCACTGCCTGAATGTAACATCTATGCAGATGCTTACATTTTTACAGAAAATGGATGTAAAACTGTTAATATATATATATCAAAATCGGGTATATTTTATGCAGGCTTACCTAATTAATTAATCAATCCAATCCCTCAACACTTAAAACAACTACTACAATGACTCCTCAAATCTTACCAACAGAAACAAAAGAAACCTTAATCGCTGGTCAATACACTAAAAGCGAATGGTTGCAACTAACACAAACTGAACGCCGCGAAATTAGCTATAATCGTTATTTGCAAAACGTTGCCAAGGCACCAAAAGTAAACTATGATAGCTTTATTTTGTCGGCACTGTACGAAATTATCTACTACATCTCAAACGGCTTATTTGAAGCGTTTAGCGTAGTAAAAGGCGATGTTACTGCAAACGTAACAATCAAAGATGAAAACGATTTTGTAGTTCAAATTCAAACACCTACACAGTACTTTCAAATTTGCGACGATAAGGACTTATTTTTTACCAAGTTGAATGTTAAAACTTTCGAGAAATTGGTAGGCGCAAAAACGGCCAAATTGTTGAAAGCTGAACTACCTACCGAAACAGTTAGCACAACTAACGAAGTTTTTGAAATTAGCAAAAGTAGCTGCAAAAAATTGTCTGCCATTCAGGTTAAAACCTACTCAACACCAAAAGAGTACAAAGCGATTTACTCCAATACTTCACATCAGTATTGGACGATAAATATATCAAGTAACAACGAAATATTTTTTAAGCCTGTCAATGCCGTCGATTTTAAAATAAATCTTGAATACTTCGCAGGTTTTGAGTTTTTTTATTTTGAATCACGTGATTTTGTAACCGTAACCGAAAAAACTACTGGAATGGTGATAGTGAAAAACTACAAAAATGAGTCTATGAATGAGAAATTATTCAAAATATCAGAAAATCAAAAACCATTTGCCGAAATTATAGCAAACAGCACAAAAAAACAACCATTCACAATTGAACCAAACGAAAGTATTGAATCAATCAACCAAAAAAGAATAGCACAAAATGAGATTTATGTTTTTGGCACTACTCCAGAAGTTGAGCCGATAACCGAAACACAGCCCGAAACCAACGAAGAAAACGAAGTAGTAGAAAACGAAATTGAATCAGAAACTAACCAAGAACCACAAAACCAAACCGAAACCATGACAATTCAACCAACACAACCGCAAAAAGGACAAAGAGTAACAAGAAACGGAGAAAACGGCACGATTGTTTCTGTCGAAAAAAACAGAGTTCAAGTAAATTTTGATGGCGGTTTTGCTTCGCTATTAAGATACGACGAATTTGAACTTTTGCAACCAACACAACCGCAAATCAACGAAGCAAGCATTTTAGAGGCTAAAATCAAAAAAGCTGAAAAATTAGTACAAGTACTTGCTAATATTAAAAACCCATTAACCCACGCAAGAACTGACCGTTACTACTATGTTTTAAGAATCTACCAGTCATTAAAAGCAAAATTAAACGACCTGCGTAGTGCTTTACAACCGCAAACCCTAACAGTAGGTCAAGCTATCCAGTGCGACGGGTATAGATTAGTTGTAACAGCCGTTAAACAGGCTAAAAACGAAGTTGAGCCATCACAGGACGAACCAGTAGAACAACCAGCACAAGAACCAATCAAACCAAAAAGCAATATGAATTTTTACCCAACAACCGAAAAAGTAACCGTAGAAAATTACCCTTACGGCTACACACAAAGAACAACCGCTTTTTATTCAATAGAATTTAAAAAGGGCTTTGGCTTTCGCAAAGTATTCCAAACCGTCAACCCCAAAACAGGCCGTTTAAACAATCCAAAAAACGGTAGCTATCACACAGCCGTACTTCTTAACAAAAACGAAGAAAACGGACATATTGAAAGCTACGCTTTGAGTTTTAATGGCTCAAAAGAAATAAATAGCGGATGCAAGTTTATGGCTATAAACTTCGACCTATTTACGCCTGAACAAATCAAGTACATCTACAAAGAGCTTTACACCTACATTAAAGCAGATTTTCAAGCCCTTTGTACTTATTGTGGCGCAAATCCAGAAACATCTATTTGTGAATACAAAGACGCTTTAAACAACGCTGCAAAAGGCTTTAATACAGGCGAAAATGTTTTCTCTGAAATTACTTTAGACATTCAAGCAATTGAAGCTTTAAAAGTTCCCGATTTTCAACCGTTCAAAATTACAAGATACGAACGAATAGCATAAAGCGGCCAAAAACTAAGGGTGAAAAAATAATTTAAAAAAATTCACCCTTACCTATTGTATATTACAACTATTGTTGTATATTTGTACAGGATTTAACGATAACCAAAAACATTAAAAAAATGACACACATACAAGCACTCGAAAACGCTGTAAATAGCACAAAAGTAGAAGGTTTAAAAATTAACCAGTACTATTTTGAAGACAAAAGAAAAAAAACAGAAATGTATTTTCTTAGCCTAAATAATACTTGCATAAGCCCTAAACTTAATTATGACAATATGAATCATTTTATTTTAGGATTTTCTAAAGCATTAAGTTTAAATTTTTAAATCAGTACCGCAATGAATAAGCCAACTTGTATAATCACGATAGGAATGGGCGGAGCTGGTAAAACAACCGTTTTAAACCGCCTTTTTCCAAATGTCACCATTAACGATTGCGACAAATGGAAAGTTTCACACCCTGAATACGACCCAAAAAGACCCGAACTTGTACATGAATGGTCAACGATTCAGCAAGAACGTGAGCGGTTTCAACTACTTGCAAAAGGCGAAACTTTCGCTATTGACTCAACAGGAAAAAATATTGAAAAAGTCGCCCGTTGGATTAATGACGCAAAATTGGCAGGTTTCAATGTCCACGTTCTTTATGTTCGTGTAAAAGTTCAAACCGCTTTAGCCCGTAACGCTAAAAGAACACGTGTCGTGCCTTTAGAGGTGATTTTAGAGGCCGCTGGTATGGTTGAGACTGCTTACAGTGTTTTAAGTGCTTATAGTGATTCAAACGAAGTTATTGAAAACGATTAAACTAATATGACAATGAAAACTCAAAACGAACTAATTGCTTACTATACAAAAAACCTCAACAAAGTAATAGCTTCACATGGAGTTGACAGCGATTTTACAAATTATGCGTTTTTTCTATTGCAAGCCGTAAAAATAAATGTTCCATTTGAAAAGATATTTGAATGGGCAAAAAATAAATGCGAAGCACTTCATTTAGAGGCGTTAGAACTAATTTAACCATTTAAACCACCAAAAACCATGAAACCTACCTTAAAACCTGCCAATATTGAGCAAATTTTAAATTTTGCCAATAACAACCCCTCAGCAATTGAGCCAACTAAACTAAAAGCCCTTTACACATTGATTCAAAAAAGAGGCGAACCAATAGAGACGGAAGACCCAAAACTAAACGGTGTTTTCTGCCTAAGAATAACAGACAATCAACTTATTGCCATTAAGCGAATTGGGCCAAAAGATAAATTTTTTCCTTGCGCCCTTAATACTTACCTTTTAAACGAGATTTAACTAATGACACCCGAACAAACAAAAATCATGGCCAAACGTCTCAAGCAATTGAGAATTGAAAGCGGCCTTACTCACGCGCAAATTGCCGAAAAAATGGGGCCAGGATATAAGGCCCCCCGAATTTACAACATTGAATCTGGATTAAAGCCCGTTGGCCTAAAAATGATTGAAAGCTATGCCTCTGCTTGTGGTTATAGGCTCAATTTGGAGTTTGAAAAAATAAAATAGCCAATACGTCAAATAGCTTTTAGGGCTGCTTAAATGTAGCCCTATTGCAAATATAACAATTATTAACAAAACAATGATTGTTACACAAATATTTTGCATGGCAACGGGTCAAAACAGGCGAATTTTATCTAACTCCATTCATCCTTAATTTAAACCGTTCATACTATATCTTGATTTTTGTATTGACAGCAACCAAAAAAGTGCTATCTTTGTATCAAGTTAAACGCTAAACAAAAAGACAAAATGAAATTTCACTTAGTTTTCGCCCAAAACACAAAAAGCCCATATTACGTAGGAGATGATAGATTGTTTTCTCTATGGAAGGCTTCAGAAAACATTCTTCGGAATATGGATAAAAATTTCCGTTCCGCAAAATTTGAAATCCCGCAATTTAGACTTGATAAACCTACTGGAAAATCAATAGAAGGGTTTGTTATCGAATGTAGCGACATAGTAGCATTGTCGGTTGCGTTTGGTGAAATTGCAAAAATGATAAGTATAGACGCTACTGTAAAGTTCCCTGTTGAAATTCACCCAGAAGGCTTGACAGACACTTACTCAAGATTTTTAATATGACCCCAAACACACACGGCTTTACGCCATCAAACAATTACGCAAAATGAAAACTACAAACACTATCCGCAAAGCAATCGCCAATGGTTTTACTCGTAAAAATTACTCTTGTGACCTTATCGCAGACGCGGCTTGCTATTTAGAAAATTTGGCAAGAACTGGAAAACTCTCATACGAAGAAATTGAAGGAGAAATAAGAGGCGGAAGAACGCAGTTTTTGTACGCATTTGACCAAAAGACAGGATTTACTTTTGAACAAGATGGTGATATTACCGAAATAATAGACCAGCCTTACACTACGTTTCAATGTGACTTTGAAACTGGTGTTGTGTACAAAATTACAGCTAACTGGACAAAATAATGACCCCAAAAAACACGCACGGCGGCTCCCGTGGTGGTGGCCGCCCCCCAAAACCAGAAAGCCAGAAAAAAGCCAAGATGGTACAGTTTCGCCCATCACACGAAGTCGCTCAGATATTGAGCAAGCAAAAGAATAAGACAAAGTTTATTGAGGAGGTGGTTTTGTATTTTACCGAAAAAACCCAAAAATAAATATTAAAAATCTCTTGTTTAGTATTGTATGAAATCATACATTTGCAAAACCTAATACAAAATGACGGGCGAAGAACTTAAAATATTGAGAGAAAAAGCGGGATTAACGCAAATAGAACTTGCTGAAAAGATAGGGACATTTCACCCTGTTATTTCAGGATGGGAAAACGGTAAGCACAAAATAAGCCGTGCTTATTTGCGTATTTTGCAATCATTCTTTAAAGTTTGATTTTTTTGCCTACTATTGTATGAAGTTATACAATAAATTACTAACAAAAACCCCTTGTCGCCGTAGGAAGCATTAACAAGGGGTCTAAAACAAGCACGTTTTATGTCACAAAGAACACAAGTTTCGACCAAAAAAGCAAACCGTTCAGTAAACGGTAAAACTCAAACTACAAAGGTAGATGGGCTTCGAGAAAAAAGCCTCCGCGATTACGAAGAGATTTTAGGCAAATCATTGAGCACTGAAAACTTTGCTTAATCGTGCAGGAAATCATCAAGTTGATACCGAATGAGCAAGGCTCAAAAGCGGTAAGTGCAAGGGCGTTGTACGATTATTTGGGGTATGACAAAAGTCAATGGAAACGGTGGTATAAAAAGAACATTGAAGAAAATCCTTTTGCGCCACAAAATCAGGATTGGGTAGTTTTCGACATGATGTCGAGTACAGACGGAGGTAGGCCAACCAAAGATTTTGCCCTATCTCTGGAGTTTGCTAAGAAATTGGCGATGATGTCGAGAACTGAAAAAGGGGAACAAGCAAGAAACTATTTTTTGGAATGCGAAAAAGAAGCCGTTTCTGTAAAATCAAACACCACCTCTCCTGTTCAGCAAATTGAAGCCCATACCAAACGACCTGTTCAAGTAGAAAATGCCAAAGGTGCGAATAAGTATAGCTTTCAACATGGCAATAAAGAGGCGTGTATTGACTGGAATAGAAAGGTAGCTTTTCACTTTACCAAAATGACTCCTTACGAATTAAAGGAGTGGGCTAAAAAGAAAGGGCTTCCCGCTAAGGCTCGAACGTCGGGCAAAGAAGTGATTCGTCAGGTTAGGCCAGACAAAGCCGCAGGGGTATCAGTTGCGGATTTTTTTCATGCAATGGGCGAAGACGACGAAACCGCTTTAAAATTAGGAGAAATGTCAATTCCTTTGGTAAACAAACTTTTGCAGTACAATAAGTAGTATTTTAACTTTATCCACATCATTAACCATCTTATTAATTTAAGGTGGTTAATGATATCTTTGTATACCTACTGCCACTTCACCACCAAATCCACGCGCTCACGTTCAACCTTGGCGTAATCGCGTATATTCTTTACTTCGCAGCCCATCATTCGAGCAGTAGTTTCAAGGTCGTACTTATGAACATTTAGGCAGATATGAGCAAAAGTTTTCCGACCAATCTTGGAAGAAAGCCCAATGCTGATACCTGCCATTTGTTCGAGTACCTTTAGGCGTTCATTGAACTTTACGGGGTGCATAGCAGGAAGCCCCGAAACCTGCTTTTTATTGCGTCGTTGACCCTTAAAAGTGGCTTCAATCTGTCCTCCGTAATCTGAAATTATTTTTATCGGTATTGGGTGCATTTTTTGCTCAATGGTGGATAAGTGTTCGTCAAAAGTTTTTTTTCGGTTTTTGATAAGCCAAACGTAGCCGTCAATCACTTTAAAGTCTTCCTTGGTTAGTTCCAGATAATCCCCAATGCGCGTACCCCGTGTGATTCTTGAAACCGAGCATTTCCGACACCTCCTGTTGGGTCAAATTGGCCTGTTTTCTAAGTTTTTTTAAATTTTCTCCTATTTTCATAGTAACAATTTGTTATTTTAAATATAATTAACTAATTTTGATAATCAAATGGTACGACAAATATTATACTAAATACTTTAAGTACCTAATTAAGGTAATATTAATTTATTAAACGGTAAACATGAAACTAATTGACAGAACGCTAAAAATGAGAATGGAGAACATTCACGACGAAATCCCTAAGTTTTGGAGGAATTTGGCGAAGGATATTGACCCAGAGGTTGATTTAATGACAATGCGAAATGTCTATAAAGGCAGGTCGCACGATGAATACTCTGTTAAAATGTTCGAGAAAATTGTTATTAAAAATAGAGCTTTACAGGCCGTAGAACACTAAAGCCATGTCCTACTTTAACACCACCCACGAAACAGGCCAAACTTTGGTAGAAGCCAAAGCAAAAGCCAATACACAAAACGAATTGATTATGGACTTCTTTAAAGGCGGTGCAAAGTTCACCCCTTGGGGAGTGTACAGCCAATTACTTGCCTTGGGGCGCATCAGCAACAGCGTACCAATTACTTCTATTCGCAGGTCAATTTCAAGCCTGTACAAAGAGGGGTATTTGGTGAAATTGAAAGAAAAGAGACGCGAGAGACTTGGGAAGCCGAATTATTTTTATCAGAAAGCATAATGAATACAGGGCAGATAGTACGAAGCAAGTCAACAAATAAGTTTGTGTCAATCCCTAACTCAATTGCTCAGGGAAAAGATTTGAGCCTTGGAGAAAGAGGGCTTATGCTATACCTTTTATCCCTCCCTAACGATTGGGTTGTAAACAAATCAAACCTTCACGAATTAGTAGGGGAGAAGAAGGGTACAGTTGACGGCATTTTTAAAGCACTTCAATTAAAAGGCTTCATTGTATCGGAAAAGGTAGTTAATGAGCAAGGCCATTTTAAAGGCTGGAATCATGTAGTTTATGATGAGCCAATCTTGCCCGACTCCGAGAATCACCGAAATCGGTTTTTACCGAAATCGGAAACGACCGACATCGGTAAAAGTTGCTCTATACAAAAGACTAACTTAAAAGGATTACAAAGTACTAAAGATATTACAAATACCGTTTTTGAAAATTTTGAAGAAAATTCAAAAAACGAAGTACCAGCATTTGTTGAGGCAGACCGTCAAAAAGCAAGAGAGGCGGTAAACCAATCTGGCGACCTTTATGTGCAAATAAAGAAGTTAGGCAGTGATTTAAAAGCCGATAAAATTACGAGTGAAATACTTTGCGCCAATAACAAAATCACACCCTTCCAACTGCACCAACTGATTGATATTTTTTGCGATAGATTGGTTGTTTCGGGCGAACAAAAGAATAGGGCGAGTTTTAGAAGCTATTTTAATAATTGGCTACCTCTAAACCTTGACAAGGTAGTACCTAAGAAAGTGGAAAGTAGAATGGTCTATTAACCCTAAACCCCTAAACCATGAGCGGGCAAAAAGTTTTTCATCGTTGGAGTGATACAGGTATAGACCTAAAAGGGCGCAACCACGGACAATTAAAGACGCGTTGCCCGAAATGTTCTGATACACGAAACGATAAGCGCGATAAAAGTTTGAGCGTTGATATAGATAAGAAAGTTTGGAACTGCCATTATCCACCTTGTTCTTGGTCGGGCGGCATTATGGAAGAAATGCAAAATAAGACTTCTTATATTCGACCTGAACCAAGAAGCCGACAGTTTGGAGAAAAAGTAGAAGGATGGTTTAAAAGTCGCGGTATCAGCAAGGAAACGTTGGAGTATTTCCAAATTACCGAAAGTGTTGAATGGATGCCACAAACCGACAAAAACGGTAACTGTATTAACTTCAACTACTACCGAGACAAAGAGTTAATAAATATCAAATTCCGTGACGGAGCCAAGAACTTTAAAATGGTTTCAAAGGCTGAATTGATATTTTACAACCTCAACGCTATCAAAGGCCGCGACGAGTGTATTATTTGCGAAGGGGAGGTTGATTGTATGAGTCTATACGAAGCAAGCCTTTTTAACGCGGTAAGCGTGCCGAATGGAGCAAGTAAGGGTAACGCCAAATTAGAATACTTGGATAACTGCTGGCCGTACTTTCAACACATGAAAAAGGTGGTTATTGCCACTGACGGAGACGACGCAGGTTTAATGCTTCGTGAGGAGTTAGCCAGACGCATTGGAAAGGAGATTTGCTACTTTGTGGAGTACCCAGAAGGCTGTAAGGATTCCAACGAGGTACTGGTAAAGTTTGGACGAGAGAAGTTAAATGAAGTAATACGGAGTGCAAAACAATATCCTTTAGAGGGCATTCAGACGCTTAATGATGTTGAAGACGAATTGGAGTATATCTATAAATACGGTTTCCCTAAAGGCGACACAATAGGCTACCCAAACTTTGATAGGCTTATTTCATGGAGACGCGGAGAGTTTACAACAATCACAGGCATACCTCAAAGCGGCAAAAGTAACTTCATTGACCAAATTATGATACGGCTATCAGCCCGTCATGGTTGGAAATTTGGGGTTTTTTCTCCCGAAAGCGCACCTGTTCAACTTCATTCAATCAGTTTAATTCAAAAGTACGTCGGCCAAACTTTTGCAGGTAAAAATAAAATGTCGGTCGAACACAAAGACAGAGCTAAAAAGTTTGTCAATGAAAATTACTGGTTTCTAAAGTTTAACGAAATCGACCTTACCATTGACGGTATATTGGCTAAAGCGCGTGAATTGGTTTTGCGTTACGGAATTGACGGGTTAGTAATTGACCCATTTAACTATATTGAATTTAACATGACTCAGGGCGAAACGGAAACACAGTACATATCTAAGGTTCTAACAAAAATCAAGACGTTTTGCGAATTAAACAACGTGCATATCTGGTTAGTGGCACACCCGACAAAGATTGCAAAGGATAAAAATACGAAAATGTTTGAAGTGCCAAACCTGTACAGTATTAGCGGGAGTGCCAACTTTTTCAATAAAACCTACAATGGCTTTACTGTTTATCGGAATTACAAAACGGGAGTAGTGGACGTACACGTTCAAAAGGTGAAGTTCTTTTTTATGGGTGAGGTTGGAATGGCTTCTTTCCTGTACGACAAAGAAGGCGTAACGGGTAGATACGCAGAAGTGGAAGTTGACCCAGATACTGAGCAGATAGTAGCCCGTCAAGCATGGGAGAATGAAATGGGAGATTTTGCGGTACAAGCCGAAATACCACTGGAAGAAGTAAAAGTGCCGCAACTAACACCAATTAACGAACTTTTAAGAAAACCCGCTTGGGATGAAATAATGCAGGAGGAGGAGGCCGCCCCATTTTGAGAACACTGCACACAGGGGAAACCTACCAACACGAAAACGGTAGTTCGATTGTAATTGTAAGCCCAATTTACGTTAGTCTGAGCCTGCCGCCGATTCGTTATCGGGTAAAAAAAGTGGACGGGCAAAAAGAGTTCACTTACTCAAAAGAAGAAATGCAGGATTTAATTAACCAAGGAAAATTAAAACGAACCTACTAATGCCTAAAAAACCACAACCCCAACAAACCCCCGTCCAAGACGCACGGGAACGCGTCGAAAGCATCCTGTTTATGCCGTTTCCTTATCAGCGAGACATGGCAATAGAAGTATTAGAAATTCTTTGGAGTTCAACGAGTGAAGAAGAGTATTTTCATCGGATTAAAGAAGTGAAGGTGTAAAAAGCAAAAACCAACAACCATGATTTACATTGGAATAGACCCAGGAGTTAACACAGGCGTTGCAGTCTGGAACTCCGAAACAAAAAACTTTTACTGCATTGAATCTATGACCATACTTGATGCAATGTACATTGTCAATGACCAACATATCGGCTGCAAAATAAATGTAATCATTGAAGATGCCAGACAAAGAAAATGGTTTGGAAACAGTGGTAAAGAAGTTCTGCAAGGTGCAGGAAGTATAAAAAGAGACTGCCAAATATGGCAGGAGTTCTTAGAAGCCAACGAAATTACCCACTATTGGGTTGCGGTTACACAGGCAAAACCAATGAGCATGGTCGCGATGCCGCGATGCTTGTATTTAAACGATGAAACTAAAAACCCTTGGCAGCGTTAAAAAAGGTCAGCTTTCTATCTACAAAAGAGACAAGTTTCTGACAGCCCTGCAAGACTACGAAGGGTGTATAGTTGAGGTGATTATCCGAAAGAAAACTAAGGGTCGTAGTCTTCAAGCAAATAGGTACTATTGGGGTGTCGCACTGGATATTGTCAAAGACGGACTAAGGGAGGAACACGGCAATCGGTACGGTTTGGAAGAGGCTCACGAAGAGGTTAAGAAAAACCTCAACGGCTTTGAAGTACTTGACCTTGAAAACCTGAAGGTTGAAGTTGTACCAGAATCAACGGCTGATTTGCCGAGCGAAGAATTTGAAGCCTTAATGGAAGATTTACGCAGGTGGGCTTACGAGTTTTTGAAGGTTACAATTCCCCTGCCGAATGAAATTGAAGTATTGAATTTTTAACATAAACAAACAAGACGATGAAAGTATTAATTACGGGATGTAGCCATAATAGTTTCTGGTATTCTTCCAAAGTTGGGGAATTATTTGATATAGAGAACACCGTTGAGCATGGAGTTTGTGTACATACCGATGAAGATGTAGATAATGGGTTTATTAAGCGCAAAGACTGCCACGTTATCCAATCAATCGGCACGGTATTGACGGAGTGGGAGAAAGACGGGGGAGAGTTGGAGTTTTGGGGGAAAAGTTCCAAAGCGTGGCTTAAAGTTGATGATAGAGACGAGTTTCGCTTAAATAGCATCCTACGCATCAAGCCCGTCGAACAGCCTCAATACCGACCTTATACCTTTGAAGAGGCCAAGGAGGTGTTTACAAAGAATGCGTGGATGATAGACAAGCAAACAGGAGAATTGGTAATGGTTTTCAGGATAAAAGAAGGTGGGGTTTTCTTGGCGAGTTGCCCTAAAACTGAATACGATTTATTGCTTTCAAATTTCAATCACCTCGACGGAACACCGTGCGGGGTAAAAATTAACTAATCAAATCAAGATAATGAAAAACGAAATAATGCCACCCATGCCAAAACAGGCAGAAATTACAGAGGATTTTGTAGATAGTATTTTGGCTATCAACGCAGCCGCAGGATTTAACATTTTTCTCATTGACGAACTCGAAAGAAAGCACAACGTTAAGTACAATTTCAAGCTAAAAAAGTACGGCAATATGTTTCGAGACGAACTTCTAAAATCGGTCAATCAAGTATGGCTAAAAGGTGGGGAGTTTGATTCAGAACAAATCTCACAACAACAAATGGATACCTACCTAATGACGGAGCAAATGTTTAAGATGTCGTTGGAAGTGTCTCGGAAACTATCGCCAGAGCAAACCGAAAAGTTTAAGCTGTCTTTTCAAAACCTTCTTTATTCCTTCAAACTTGAATTACCTACTGTATAATGACAAAACAAGACATAATATCCAACGTAGCAAAGGCTACTAATCTCCCATTAGACGACTCACGCAATGCAATAGAGGCGTTCATAGAAACTGTTAAGCAAAGTTTGGCCGAAGGTCACGCGGTTATTATTAGAGGGTTTGGCAGCTTCTCACCTTTGTACCGCCCAGCCAAAAAGGGTCGAAACATTAAAAAGAACCTATCTATTGACATACCCGAAACGACTGTACCCAAGTTCAAAGCGTCTGACGAATTTAAGGCAGCTTTGGGCGGCGCGCCCATCAAACGCAAGGTAAAAAAGTCAACAAAACTAACCCATACAGAGGCTAAACCACTTGCCAACGTAGGCGACAATTACAAAACCAACAGAGGCAATTTGTGGCAGGTTTACGACGTGCAGCCTGTTTTGGTTAAAGGTAAAGTAACTGATTATGAGTACAAGATTTGGCGTAAAGCAGCGCGGCGGGTTTCCAGACGGAAAGTGACAAATAGTACAATTTTTGGTAATGTCGTTAAAAAGGAGGCAAAGCAATGAAAGCAGCAGTACAAGAAATGAAGCAACTGCGTGACGAACTTCTGCTAAAAAAGCGAAACGCACTAAAAAACGGAGATAAGCAGCAAGCGCAAGACGCAAACTTACAGGTGAAAAACCTGAATAAGCACTTAAGGATTATTAGAAGAGACTACTAAGGCCCCACACGGGGCTTTTTTATTGCCTCGGATAAAACAACCCCAATACGTCGTTTACCAAAATCCTAACGATTTGCACGGCACTTGCTAAGAGTGTTTTCTTTTTCATCGCATTTTTTTGCCAAAACTACGGAAAAGATAAAAGAGGTGAAAAATATTTTTTCTTCTAAGTTTCTGAATCTCAAATTGTTATTTAAAATATAAAAATTTTATTTAAAATATCTTTACCTAAATTTGGTATTTAAAATAACATTTACTAATTTTGAATCATCAAACAAAAAGGAAAAAACACAATGGCACAGCACGATTGGACAACCAGCAAAAAAGTAGGTCGCACCTGCTTAAAGTGCGATTCATACCAAGAAGCTATGGATATGTGCTACGAGTACGGTGGTAACACTCAGCAAATCGAAGGCCATTGGTACAACGTTTGGCCTTTGGAAGTGCAAGACGCGGGGCTGGACGAAAGGCCTTATTTGTTTGATGTTTCTTCAATTCGATAACTCTAAAACCCCTATCACAATGAATAGCCTTTTAGAAAAGTACAAGATACAGCAAATTCACATTGCTGGTGCAACCAAAAAGATTGAATACTTGCAAGCCGAAATAAAAAAGCATGAGGCTATGCTTGACCTTATCGAAATTGACGCAGTAACTCCAAGCGAACTAATAGCCGAAGCACTTGAAAACGCTGGCATTAACGGTTTTTATGTGCTAAACGCCCCTGCTGGTTCTATTCCCGCCGCTGGCCTTATCCGCCGCGACGTAATGATTGACAGCATTAGGGCCGTCGTTTCCCTCGACATTGATACCTCAGATTTACTTATTAAAATCAGCCTGTAAACAGCCTTGAAGTTTTAGTTTAACCTCTACCCCCTTCACTCTTGCGCAAAACAGGAGCAAAAGTATTTTGATAAAGGGTTTATTGAAAAACATCTTTCCCCCTGCGTTTGCAGGGGGCAAGGGTGAAAGGGTTTAGAAGTAGTTAAAAGAGGAACGTTGAGTATAAGTAAGTTAGTAGGGTAGGATTCACTCCCTACTACTTAAATTTTTCACCGAAAACAACTTTTAAAATCATAAAACTATGTCATTTATCAAATTCACAATCGAAAACGGAAGTACATATATTGTCAATATAAATGAAATTACTGACGTAACAGTTTCTCAAGACGGAAATGCTCGCATTAGCTTTTCTGACATCGACAACTACGTTAAAATTGACAATTTCCCATTGGGAGAATTTGAGGCCGCACTAAGAGTTTTAGGCGTACAGTGCGTAGAAATAAAGCTACAAAAAAAACAGTGATAACCTTATTTTTTCACCGAAACCTTTAAACTCAAAATATCATGCAAAAACCACAAATCACCGAAGAAGACCATGAAGGTATGTTTTGGATGTTTATAGCGATTCTTGTCTGCGCTGTAAGCTTTGTAACTCTAATCATTTACCTAATATTTCAATGAAAGCCCCACGCAAAGAAAATCTTCTTTTTGGCCTTGTGGGTATTCTTTCCGCAATAATCATACTGGCCGTAGTTCTTATCCAAATTCAAAGAATCTTAATCTTTTCACCATGAACGCTTCAAACAACTTTCAAAAACCACAACCAGGTGAATCTACTTTCATGCACGTTGTGGTGATTTTATCGGCTGCCGCGCTTGCTTGGGTGGCGTTATTTCTTTAGCAAATTTTCAACTAATCATAACTACTTAGCACAATGTCACTAATTATTTCAGAATCCCAATCAACGCCAAGAACACCTATCCCCGCTGGAATGTATCTTGCTCGCTGCTATGGCCTTATCCAAGTTGGCCGTTATACAGAGTATTCAGATTTTCTTAAGAAAGACGTAATCGAAAACAAAATACGCATTACTTGGGAATTACCAGCCCTTACAAAAGAGTTCAAAGAAGGTGAAGGAGAAAGACCTTATTCAATCTCCAAGGAGTTCACTATGTCGCTCAACGAAAAAGGCAACCTACGCCCATTCCTTAACTCGTGGCGCGGCCGTTCTTTTACAGAGGACGAGCTGAAAGGCTTCGACATTCTTACAATCGTTGGTGCACCGTGTATGCTTAACATCATTCACAAAAAGTCAAAAGATGGCTCAAAGACCTACGAAGAAATCGCAACAATTACGCCTTTGATGAAAGGTACAGAAATGCCACCAGCTTTCAACGAAAAGCAAATATTGACCTACTCAGGCTGGAATCAATCTTTGTTTGATTCACTCCCTGACTTCATCAAAGATAAAATGAAAAAGTCTGACGAGTACTTGGCAATGGTTGCACCATCTCACGTTGAGTCTGCACAGTCTCCCGTAAATGCTGAATCGTCAGACAAAGACGAAGCCTTGCCGTTTTAGTTTACCCCATAAGGGGAGCGTCAAACCTCCCCAAAAATTCTACTACAATGCAAAAATTCAAAATTAAACAGTGGGCGTATTTCATACATACCCACGGAGGCGTAAAGTTTGGCTACGAACCAATTACACAGGTGCTTGAATCCGAAAAAGAAGTAAAGTATTGGTTTGATAATGTTGTATGCCATCAATCGCAGGTTTTTGAAACCAAACAAGAGCTGAAGGCAGAACTGAACAATGCAGTTGATAAGTTGGGAAGTGTTGAACCTTTTAACCCCTAACCCCTAACCATCATGGCAATACAAATCAAAAACAAAGCGGCACTTGCGCATAGGCTTGACCAGCAAACCTATAAAGGCGAGATTAGGAAAGACCCAGATTATTACATTACCTGCGTGGTGATGGACGAAAGAAAACCTTTTACAATCACTTTTAACCCTGTGCTTCTTGATAAGAAGATTGAGAAGTACGGTGATAGGTTGATTTTACCGAATGTAACCAAATGAGCGCAAACCCCAAAAAACTAACCGCCACGTTCAGGATAATGCCTTGAGCGGCTTTGTAAAACTCATAATTAAAATGCTTAAAAAATTAGAAACATTAAAAGCAGAACTTGAGAAGATGTATGCAGTTGAACTTCTTGAGTATTACGACAAAAATCATTTGTCTGGCGATAATAAAACCAGAAGTGAAACAAGACAAGAACAACTGCAATACTCAATTCGATTAATTAACGAAATAAATGAAACAGCTCAGAAAGTTGTAAACTAATTTTTGTGGCTCGTAGGATGCTCGGTGTTAGGTGTAGTGGAATCGTATTTAATTTGCGATTGCCGATGGCGGGGACTTAGAACCAAAAACGTTCGGCTTAACAACAAAATTTAATAAGATGTCAGAAATATTAACAACAACCGAAACCCCCGCTATTGGCAATGTGCTGTTATGCGATGTTTATCCTAATTGGCTATACATTGAGCTGATTGGAAATAAGTTGCTAATGCACATTTTGAAAGAATACGGCACATTGAATAAAGAAGATTACGAAAGAGTATATAAGAGTTATGTTCTTCCATACTTTACAACATGGGACAATTTCAGTTGCTGTATGAATGGAGATGTTCAATACAGCCCCGTTGTCTTGGCTTGGTATGCAGAAAAAATAGGAGTTAAGCCAACTTATCCTTTAAGAGTAATGAGGCGGGTTGCTTGGTCGCTACGAAATATCGCATAACGATAGGTATTTGCGATGGTTGGATATTTGAAAATATAAAGATGAATAACTTGATACAGACTGATTTATTTACTACTGCTGATGTGCCAACGTCAAGCCCAACTATTGCAAATACCCATGTTAGCTGTAGTTGTGGGCAATCGGGGAAATATAAAACAATAGTAATAGACCCACCGTGGAAGTATGGCGTTTGGGGTAAAAGAAATGAAATAACATCTTCCTATAAAAAGTTTAAAGTAAATATCGAAACCCCATTGCCATACCCTTATATGACGCTGGATGAAATAAAAGCATTGCCTATAAAGGATTTGGCTGATGAAAATTGCGAATTATATGTATGGACTACGCAAAAATATTTGCCTGTAACTTTTGAACTTATAGACCATTGGGGGTTTAAATATTGTACAACGTTAAGCTGGTGTAAAAAGCCAAGAGGTACGGGTCAAGGTGGTGTTTATTGCCCGACTACTGAATTTATTGTACATGGAAGAATAGGTAATATGCCAAAAGTTAAAAGGATTGATAGTACATGGTTTGAGGTAAAAAGACCGCATAATAGCCACAGTACAAAACCTGAATTTTTCCAAGATATGATTGAGACAGTTTCAGATGCTCCACGACTTGAAATGTTTGCAAGGCGTGAACGTGAAGGGTGGGACGTTTTCGGTAACGAGGTGTCAAACTCTATAAAATTAAACGCTGGTAACAATTACAGCTAACGGTTTGCAGGTATATTTAGTGCCGAATTTGAAAAACAAAATTATATGACAACACAAAACTTGATTGAAAAACTAAACTCCGATTATACACGATGCTCGGCATTGAATATACCTGCTGTTAGCAGCCGTTTATTCTATCCGATTTATGAAAGTGTAATTGGAGATGAACCGCACCTTAAAGAAGGTGAATTTATTGAAGCCATAGGTGATGACTTTATGGCGAGGATATTTGGAGTTGGCAAGTTTAGGGATAAAGCCGAAAAGTTCTTTGTTTTAAATGGCTGCTAACGTTAAAACGCTTGGCGAAGAAGCGGACTTTGAAGCACAAACTTTCAGTTTAGCACAAATGCCAATAGAAAGCACGAATGTTGAATTTAGCACTAAACCCGCTTTTTGCCAAGCGTGTGTTAGCACCAGTACTTTTTTAATTAGTAACAATTTAAAACAATAATAAAATGCAAGAATTTAATTTAGAACATCAGTATCAACTTTATCTACAAAGAATGGCTTTGTCAGAAAGCACAATGCACCCACAACAAAAAATCCAACTACGCCAAACTTTTTTTGGTGCAAGTGGTCAAATGCTAATTCTTTTAAGAGACGAATTATCAAAACTTGAAGAAGAAAAAGCAATGGAAACTTTACAAGATTTAATTAACCAAGTAGGCAATTTCTTTTTAGCCGAAACAAACAAAATGAATTAATATGACACCAAAGCAATTTAAAGAAGCAAATGTAACTTTTGCAAAAGACCAACCCGAATATCAGCCATTACCTGCTTTTAGAAGTGATAGCCCACAAGGTGAAGTAATTACTTGCTGGAACTTATCATTCAAAGAACGATTAAGGATTTTGTTTAAAGGCGAAATTTGGCTTTGTCTCTTAACATTCAATAAACCATTAACACCTACTTTTATAACCACTCAAAAATCAGAGGTATTGTCTGACGGTAGCGGTTCGTAGTATTGGTGCTAACGTTCGAGTATTGGCGAAGAAGCGGACTTATACCATTAAAGTTGATACGAAGCACCAATGTTGATGCTACTACAAATGTTCATACGAAGCACTAAAACCGCTTTTTTGTCAATACTTTGTTATGCGTTCGCCTTTTTTTCTGTTGATTTTCAGTTAGTTAGAAACTAATTTAAAAATAAATGAAAAATACTTTGAAAAAAGTTTGCAGTTATCAAAATAGAACCTATATTTGTACTCAGATAACAAATAAAAAATAAACAAAATGACAACGATAATTTTTAAAAACGAAAAGAAAGCAAAAGTTTACGAAGTTAGAGCAGCAAAACCATTTCATATTTATTCTGCTGGCGAGTTAATCAAAAGAGTAAAAACTGACAAAATTGAAAACCTAAACGAAAACTACGCAACTGATGAAATCACAGTTACAGAAATTAAATAATCAACTCCAAAAAATCGAAACAGAGCTTTCTAAATGTAGAGGCTCTGTTTTAGAGGATGGATGGCAAACACAGCGTTATGCTAAAAAGATGCGTAAATGGGATTATTACGCAATAGAAAAAATGAAAATTTTACAACAAATAGAAGATTATGAAAATAAAATTTGTATCAATGAGGAAGTATAAAATGTGTATAGGTTGGAAATATCGCCTAAAAAACTTTTTTACTATTGAGAAATATTGGTCTGGCAAAATAATTCAATTCAGAATTTTATGTGAATATGGTTTTGATATTGATTTGCGGGATGGTGGTTTTAAATTAACCGATTTACTTAATGAGAAAGAAAAAAAGCGTTTTTATTTAGGTATGTGGTTAAGGAAAAATCGGAACTAATGAAAAAGAAAAAAGAAAATAGAGGAGGCAAACGCCCTCTCTCTGGTCGTAAAAAAGCGGACCACGAAACTAAAACTATTGCATTTCGTGTTCGTGTCGAATTTGTCGAACCGATTAAAAAGATGGTAAAAGATTATGTTTCTGAGCGTCTGCAAGGTGACGCATAACGGTTTGCAGCTATATTTAGTTGCGGACTTAGAAGCACAAAACTTGAATTATTCACAAAATTAAATTAGAAAATATGAACTTGAATGAACCACAAAAACCGCAATTGAATATAGGTGCTGTTAGCGGTAGTGCCACTCCGAACTTTTTAAAGGTTGCCGTTGATGAACTGCTAACCTACAGAACACCGAAAAAGATAATTGATTACATAGAAGCTGAAAAGATGAAATCAATAATAGGGAACCCACCGTTTGATGTTTTTGGGCATTACCGCTAACGGTTCAGGGCTTTGCGAAGGCAGGGCTAAATAGCACAAAAGTTTAAATTAATTACAAATGTCAAATAGAAATACAAAAGTTCAAAATCAGCACCAAAGCCCTGCTTTTGCAAAGCCCTTGTTACCTGCCGTTTTTTCTATTAGCAGTAAGGTTTGTCCAATATGTAAAACAGAAAAAGACTTGTCAAATTTTGGTAAATACTTTTCTAAAGAACGCCAAAAATACAGAGTTCAAAACTATTGCAAAAGTTGTGAAAAATCAGAAAAGAAAAGGCGTTCAGCAGAATATTACGAAGCTAATAAAGAAGCAAGAAAACAATATCAAAAAGAACACAGGGCAAACCCAAACAACAAAGAAAAGTTAAAAGCAGTATCGCAAAAATTCAAAATAAAATATCGTGAGGAATTGCAAGACTGCTATGTTAGAGATAGGCTGACACAAGATAATAAAATACCAAATTATGTTTCAAGGGAATTGCCTGAAATAGTAGAAGCGAAAAGATTACAAATAAAAATTAAACGTAAAATAAAATCATTAAACAATGGCAAAAAATAAATTATCAGACTTAAACGACCATCTTTTTATGGCATTAGAAAGATTAAATGACGAGGAATTGACAACCGAACAAATTGAATCTGAAAGTAAAAGAGCAGAAGCAATTATAGGTGTTGCAAATCAAATTATAGGAACTGCTAAAATTACACTTGACGCTATGAAATTAGTTTCAAATGGAAATTTAGACACAACTGAATTACCTGAAAATTTTGGATTTAAACGACTGGTTTCGGATTCTACGCAAAATGGCAGGTAACGTTGAAGCATTGGCGAAGGCAGGGAATAGTAGCACAACTGCCGAACCAAGTACAAAAGTTAAATAGTGCTACCATTGTTGAAAGTAGAACGTCTGCCCTGCTTTTGCCAATGCAATGTTATAGGCAGCCTAATTTTAGGATATGGAATTTCAAATTATAATGGCTCACGGTGCTATGGGTGCTGATGCAAGCGACACAATGTTAGACACTTTTCTTCGTCAGTTTTCCCAAAAGCACCAAGAAGAAGGCGAATGGGCTGAAAAATATGGAACTGATTTAGAAACTGAAAAAGTAATGATGAAACGTTATTGCTGGTGCGAAAAAGAAGTTTGTCCATACTGCTTTGATTTAGAAGAAGAAAAGGTAACACAAGAATTGAAAGAAAAGTATGGAATGGAAGATGATAGAACAGCACCGAACTTTTGGTATAAGCCATTAGATTTTAAAGTGTGGTGGTATAAATACATTGGTCGTTCTGTCGAGGTTAATAAGCAATTGTCTGATGATGATTTTAAAAAGATGGTTGATGATTGTATGTCGTCATAGGTTGCCTATAACGTACAGGTGTTTAAGATGAAGTGGACTTTGAAAAACGTCAGCTCGTTTACTTACTGATGTTAAATAGGATTCTAAAGGTGCAATTAATTCCGCCCACCACTTTATATTAAACACCATGTTGTGTGCTGCTGTTTTTATGTCTGTCAAAACCTATATATTGCCAATTTTTAGTTATACTTGTTATCAAATCAATAAAGTCTTAAACTTAAAACAAAAGAAACATGAAGGCATTAGACGAGAAGTTATTATATCTCGCATCTGAAAATACGTTGGTCAATTTAAAAGCCGATGCTACGGAGTTGTTAAAAAGTTATCACGAAACAGAAACAATAATTACAAACAAATCAACGTCTTTGTTGCAGTTTTTATTCCCTGTCTTTGTTGGTATTTTTGGCTATATTTTAGTTGAAATACAAACTAAAAGCAACCCGAAACTATTTTGGTTTGCTTGTATTGAAGAAATTGTGATTTTCTTGTCATGTTATTATTTGTTTGAGTTACTTTATTTAAAGAAAGTCGCTCTAAGCGGGGTGAAACCTTCAAATATGTTACATGATGATATTGTCAAAAACGACGAAAATGGAAATACTTTGCAGTATTTAAGATTACGTGTTTTTGGGTTACAAAATGCAATAACCGCTTGTGAAGCAAGTCACGATAAAAGAAAAACAAACTTCAAAAATGCTTTAAACATTTTAATGATAGGCACTTCTGTTGTTGTCCTTATTTTTTCGTTAGTCCTGATTGGTCAAGGCCTCTTTCTTCATAAGTAGTCGTCTCTCTCATGGGTTGTCTAACAGGTTGTTGAGCGGGAGTAACAGTTTGTTGTTGTTGGCTTTGTTGTCCTTGCTCTTGGCTGTTATTGTTGTCGTTATTGTTGGTCATATTTTTCTATTATTTAAATATCTAAATCTTACGGATGTGTTTTTTTACAGTTGCACACAACGTTTTGCATATTGGAGCAGTAGGGGATTTGGAACACGAAAGTTTCTATACCCACTACACTTCATTAGATGCAATACCGTTCAATTTACCACTTAAACCCCTATTGCTCTAATATGCTGTTATGCTCTCGTTGCGGATTTTTAGCAGTAAACTTCAATCGGAGCAATGTTTTTTGTTCTTTTTTGTAGGTGGTAAAAAATATTTTTGATAAATAGTTTGTAAATACAAAATAAATACTTACCTTTGAAGTGTTGTTAGCAATGAAGCTACAATCTAAAATTAAAAACAATGGAAAAGTTAATCACAAATGCAAAAAGTCAATTTGAGAAATTCGGTCAAGTTAGAATCACTATTTATCCTAATCGTAGTGTAAATGATAGCTACGATATAGTTGAGAAGACAATGGATTCAGCTATTGAATCAATATCACATTTATACCAATCGGTAACAGACGACCTTAGTGTTTCACACGCAAATGCAATGTAATGAGCAACACGAAAAAAGTAACGATAAGCCTTACTCCTGAACAACAGGATAAGGCTCGTTCTTTATCAAAAGATTTATTTGGTAAAGAAAATATATCTGGACTAATCGGATTTTTGATTGAGCGTTGGGAAAAAGAACAAAAAACTTCCACAAATGTCAAATAGAAGCGGTCACGTAGCAATGGAGCATAACGAGTTTATTTGCGAAACTCTACCCCCGTCAACTACTTAATAATCAATGAAAATACAGGTTACATACTACGCAAAATGGCAGATAAAAGATGCTACTTGGTATAAGTGGACTACCTGTAAAAAGTTGATAAATTGCAAAACAGGGCGTGAGATTAAAAAGACCACAAAGGGCGCACAGGCGGGGTATTATATTGAAGGAGAGTTTGTAAAAATTTCCGACCTCAAAAATAGAGTAGAACTAATACCTTTTAAGGAGAAATTGCCATTTTAAAATCAACCCCTATGAACTGGAAAGAAATAAACGAGAAGTACCCGAAAGCGTTTTTGGAGTGGGTGAAGAATCAGAACGAGTCGGAGATAAGCAACATCCATTACTTTCTCGCTGATAACGCCTGCTTAGTCAATAATGGCCGTATTACTTTTGATAGTAGCGACCTTATTCACTTGCCTTACTACTTTGATACGTTGGGGATTGAAATAGAATCGTCAAAGTACAGTTGTCGGGTAACTGACAGAACATTACAAAATAAGTATTTTCTTGGCTATAAAGATGGCCGCCTCTCCGCCACAATAGCAGGGGCTGAGAAAGCATTTGAGATTCGGGATGCGCAATTAAATAACAACTAATCATACCCACCCCCTCCCTCATCCACCGAAAGGGCGTTAGATTTAAAGGGGTTTTTGTCAGACGTGCGGCTGTGTTGGCTGCTGGATGATGGAGGGGTCAAATACTAAAACACTAAAAATATGTTTTACCGTGTAAGTGACAGGGAATACCCAAGTATTATATTTGGAGAGGGTAAAATTGTGCTTTATGGAAGAATAAGCACAGATAAACAGGCTACTGAACTGGTCTTTCACAATTCGGAAGAGCCAAGAGAAGTAGGGTCTGTTTTTGATAAAGAACTTTGTGACCCCAAGTTTAGCCTTTTCTTCAAAAACAAAAAAGGACTTCAAGTACTTATTAAAAACCTTCAAGACCTTGAGCGAAAAATGGAAGGAGAAGATGCAAGATTAAGCGATTTAGGAGAGGGGAACTAACAAAAAAGCCGCGTCAAACGATGCGGCTTTTAACATTACCTAACCTATCTCTACTACTAAATCTCTTTTAACTGAAAGTGCATCCCGTCTTTTTTAGCCCAATAGCCGCCCCAATCAAACCCCGCGTCCTCAAAGCACTTTACAAATCCTGCTGAAAGCGTAGGTTCTGCACCAAATTGATTCCACGCTGCGTTTAGGTCAATAGCCACCGCCCAACAATGAAGGCTTAACGTTTTCTGTTCCCGCTTTAGTCGAATATTGTACGAACCATCCCACGTTTTCAACTCACCCGAAAAGCCACGTTGAATAAGGTCTCGAAATGCAGCTTCCAGAGGCTTTACCATGAGCTTGTTAGTATAAATTCGATTGGGCAAAGCGAGTATTGCATCGTTAATACTTTGCGGCACATCCCAACTTACCAAAAGTCGAGACTCCCAGGCGGCGATTGGCTGTGGCCTCCCCCATCTTTTTTGGCAGTCGTTACTTGTTAGCATTTTGCGACAATTTAAAAAACGGCTTCCAATCACTTGCCCATTCATTGCGTATCATATCCCAAAGAATAACACCCTCCGAAGCCCAATATGTAATAAGTATGTATTCGAGTAGCATTACTTGAATGGCGTTATACCCAACCAAAATCTGCACTAAAATACAGAACGCTGCCACCCCCGCGCATTGTTTAAAAAACGCCCGTTTAACTTCCCCATTTCTTGCGTCTTTCATACGAATGACGCTTAGAGCCAAAAACGCTACATTTGTAAAAAAGTACAGTGCTTTTATTACAATCGCAGCTATCATGTAAGTGTACACAATTATTACCGTTGCGTTAGTGAGTGAGAGGCCCCACGAATAAAGCAATTCAATCAACTTTCCCATCGTCTGCTTTTTTTTCAATTCGTTTATAAGTCCATTTGATTATATCCAAGTTACCAAAGGCTAAAGCCGCTGCCGCTATTACCATCAATGCGTCAACTGCAATATCTTTCACATTGAAAAATGCGGTTAATAGCGTCAATGTCCTTTCAGGCAAGAAATAGCCCATCACAGCCCCAAGTACAATACGAAGTAGCACCCTAATCGGTTTTTCGTCTTGGTTCTCTTGTTCTTTGGCAATGTAGGCTACCACGCCCACAAACATTCCAATCAAGAGCGTTTTGTTATTACCTGTTTCTATGTATTGTAAAAAATCCATCTTTTAGCGGGTTATTATGGTTGCCTCAAAAGTATTACTGCCACTCCTACCGCAACCCCTCCAACCGCCCACGTTGCGCCACGTATTTTTAGCCATCGAATCCGACGTTTTACCGTTTTGATGTTCCACTCTTTGAGATCCAAAACTTTCATTATTGCAGCTTGCTCGCTTTTGCTTATCGTCCTTTCGTCGCTAAGAATCTGCAACACCAAAACCTTTGAGCGCAACAAATCAGGATAATCATTTAGGATTTTGAGCGTGCTATCAATTTCTTTTTGACTTCCGCACAGACAAATTGAATCCGTTTTTTGCGTTGGCTGAATCAAGAAAAACTTGGCGTGTAGCGTTTGACTTAAAAGGGATAGGCACAGCATTGCGAGTGTTACGCGTTGAATCCAATAATTTAAGTTCTTTTTCATTTTGCTCTATTCTCTGTTTTAAGTTTGTCTCTTTGCACGTTTTTAAAATCAGCACCAGTGCCGAAATTGCCACCAGCACTAACAATAGTGTCTTTGTTGCCTTCATAGTCCCAATGCTTTTAATATCCGTACTTCTTCAGTTCTGCCTTGGTTATTTTCCTAAAAAATATCCCACCATTTGAGGCAAAGTTTTTATCTTCAGTAGATAGCTTTTTAAATTGCGCTAACGTAGGCCGACAAAAAATATAACCAGGCACTAAGTCTTGTGGCACTTGCCATAACGAAGAAACCAGCGTAATGTCAGAAAATAAAGGGTGTTTAATCTCTGTTTTTACATTGCCCCAAAGCGGTTCTAATGTCACGATATAATCCCACGCAAAATAAAACCCGCCTTTAACTTTACCTTTTACCTTGTAAACATTGATTTTTTTAGCAGGTATATTTCCCGCCTTGTCAGCAATAGCAGGATTAGGGTAAACAAAGCAATTTTTCATCGCATCATTCATGTACTTTTCAATACTTACGTTGTCAATGGGCTTGCCCACTATCCGAGCGTTTTCCTGAAATTCAGAAAATGCCTCTGGACTCCATCCTCTTTGTGCCTGTGCTGCCACTCCCGACAACACAAACAATAGTATAATTAGCTTTCTCATTGTGACGCTTTTTTAGTGTGTTCTTTATCTAACCAATCCAGAAATTTCACTACTCGCTTTTCAAGCTTTATAAGGTCATTTGTTCTTTCATTCTTACCCAATACTCTACTTATTGTATCAGTCCTTTTCCCGTAAGGGTGCTTATTCCACTTGCCAAAAATATCGTTAAACAAATCACCGTAGCAAACATTAATCAATACGTCGTAAACGTAACCCAGACTAAAAAAATAGTCGCCTATCGGAATCCTTAAAAAGAGCCTTCTTATAATGGTATAAGCCAAGCCAAGAGGCATTAGTAAAATAGCCAAAGTTCTGCCTATTAAAAACAACAAATACCCTATCATTGCCTATTCTTTTAAGGTGTAACCGTATAGACTCAATAAAGCCACTATTGCCGTGCGCTTTGTGGTATAATTAGTACCTAATAAAGCAGGAATAGTAGTAGTCCAAACGTATTCCGCTTGCCCTTGCGCTTGTTGTAAAGGCATACCTGCGTCCGTCAAGTTTTGCGTATAACTACCTTGCGTAAATACACGTGAGCGAAACACCGAGCCGTTAGGTTTATGGAAGTTGATATTCAACTCAATCCCGCTATTTGCCGTACTTGAAATATACCCGTAGGCAACCCTACCAGATATGTACTTTACCGTGTCGGTCTGTCCTATCTCGTTTTCAAACGATTTAACATTGACCTCCCACAAAGTTTGGGCGTTTGCTGAAACCGCAAACAGTAAAAAGAAAATTAACTTTTTCATGGTATGCCGAATATTGGTTTTAAACTTGAATAATTCTGTGTTACCTCTGATTGTGTTAAGGCTTTGTTATAGGCACTTACATAAGCTAAGTGTCCACGCAACACAGCACAGCAGTAGTTATAGCCTATATAAGCCCCTGTTGACTGAAACTGTGTATTACCAGAAGCTCCGGCCGTTATTGTTGCGTTACCAGTAGCAACGCCATCCTTATACCCATAAACTTTGTAACTACCTAATTCAGCCGCTCTATCAAAGACAATAGTAAGTAGATGAAATTGGCTATCTCCTATACCGCTCCCCCCCAAGCTGCCGTCCTGCCACCCTGCACCCTGCATTTCCTGTGTTAGTAAACAACTGCTCGCTATTGCCAAAGGGGTGTGTAGTTGAATTTCTTCTAATGACGATATTTACCGAAAAACTTCCAGAACGTTGCACTGGCACAGTCGCGCTACCTATTGCGTTTGCTGTTGATTGGCTTGAAGGCGTTGAATTGAAATTAAAAAATCCTGAGTTATCGTAAGGAATATTGGTGTTCGAGCCGATTGTAAAATGATTACCACTACCGCTAACATCGCTCCACGTAGTGCCACTACCCCCATAACTTAAAGGGTCTTTGGTATTAAGAATCAACACAGCCCCAGAGACAATAGGAGGTGCATACCAAAACGAATTGACCAGAAATTGCGCTTTTGCTTGCAGACCAATCAAAAGCAAAAGAATTAGCTTTTTCATTGTCTGTACCCGTTTATGATTATCTTGCCGCCTACCGCAATGCCTGATGACTGGTCAACGTCTATCGTCATTGTTGCCCATTTTGCCAGTGATGTGTCACTAATTACCGCAGGTGTTGCAGCCGTTGAACTCTTTGTCTCCGTGTTGTCTAAGGTTAGTTTTGTACTTAGAATCGAAACCCCTTCTTCGTTAATGTCAACCGTGAAGACCGCCCCAGAACTTTGCGCTGTTTTCACCGCTAAAAACACCTCTGTTACGGTAAAAGCATAGGGCATATAAAACGTTTCTTTGCCGTTGCCCGTCGTTATACCCGTCGTTCCGTCGCTAAATGCCACTTCTATACTCTCAAGCGTTTTGTTCTTTGCATCCTCAACGTAGGCTGTTGTGGCTATTTGCGTGGTGTTTGTCCCTGATGTTGCCGTTGGGGCTGTTGGAACTCCTGTAAACGCAGGATTTGCCAATGTTGCGTAGCTTGCTATCGTGGCATAAGCCCCTGTGCCTAATGTGCCACCGCTGCCAATGTTTAATGTACTTCCATCCGTTCCAGATAAAGTCAGGCTATTGGCTACGTTGAACACTTTTGCATCTGTAATGCCTAATGTTCCCGTGGTGGATGATATAGTAAGGCCATTGTAGGTTTTACCCGTTAAGGCTGTTGCTATTTTGCCATCTGCAATGGCAGTTCCATCCCAAACCCCAGCTCCAATAGTTCCGAGCGTCGTAATATTGCTCGACCCAGCCCAGGTAGATATTGCGGTATTTTCTGCCGCACCTAAACCAATGAGTGTTTTTACTTGCGACCCACTTAGAGCCTCAACTATGCCAGTTGCAGCCGTAGCGCGGCCTAATATTGTACCAGAGGCTACGTTTGCCATCTTAGCCAATGTTACCGAACTATTTGCAATTGTAGCCGAAAACGTACCCGTCCCCGAGCCTGTCACGTCACCAATAAGTGTGATAGTCTGGTCGCCTGTGTTTGTGCCACTACTCGATCCGCTAAACGTTCCTGATTGGGTTGCCAATGTTCCAAGCCCTAAATTAGTTCTTGCTTGTGCAGCCGTAGTTGCGCCCGTTCCTCCGTTGGCTATTGCCACCGTTCCCGAAACATTTGAAGCAATACCTGTCGTATTTTGGTTGAAAGTAGGCCACGTAAAAGACCCCGTACTAAAATCCCCCGATTGAGGTACGCCCAAGGCAGGGGTCGTTAGCACGGGGCTTGTCGCCAGTACCACATTGCCGCTACCCGTTGTCGTGGCCGCCGATACCGTACCGCTACCGTTGGCCGTTAAGATACCATTCACAGACCCCGCCCCGCCTTTATTGGCAGGCACTACGTTGTTATAGGTTAAGGTTGTTGACCCTATCACGTCGCCCGTGTGGGTTGCGTTGCTCACCTTTGCGCTATTAGCCACTACTGCGCTATTAGCCGCTACTGCCGCGTCAAAGTCTGTAATATTGCTTGCAGTATGATTGTGGGCCGTGGGCGTTCTTGCGTCGCTTAGTCTTGTGTCGTTACCTTTTACAACCTCACCCGTTGCCGCGTTACCCGTTGCCGCTACATCCAAAGCCGAAGCTGTACCCAAAGTGGGTTTATTTAAAATTTGGGCATCACCACTTACCGCGTTCCAGTCGGCATTTACGTTGACTTCCGCCCCCGAAGCGATGCCCGCTAACTTGCTTTTTTCGGCTGCTGTAAAATTGTTCTGACTCAAAGCCCATCCTGAAACTTTGCGAACGTACAAAGTAGTGTCCGACTTTGGTAGGTAAGCTGCTAAATCTGCTGACACCAAATAAGAGCCAATTGGCTGATAAGTGCTTGCGGCCGTTGCACTCGTTAAGTATGGACTTAACGCACTACTCGTAATATACCCACTTGGATTAGTTGAATTATAGGGCGTAAAACCAAGTGCAGTAGTTACTTGACTGGAATTTATCGAAGTTAGATAAGAGCCTTTAGGCTGATACAACCCCGCCGCTGTGGTCTTTTGCAGAAAGAGTGTTGTGTCTATCGCTGTACCGCTACCACTAATTACAATATTGCCAGACCCCAATAACGACGCGCCATTGACCGTTTTAATCGTTGTGCCACTCGTTAAAATTTGCTGATAAGTGCTTGCAGCGGTCGAAGTGGTTAAGTACGGGCTTAGTGCCGAACTTGTAATATACCCACTCGGGTTGGACGCATCATACGGAGTAAAACCAAGCGCGGTCGTTACTTGTGACGAATTAATTGAAGTCAAGTAGCTACCCTTTGGTTGATACAAACCCGCTGCCGTGGTTTTTCTAAGCAGCCCCGTCGTGTCGGCAATATTTAGCTTTGCCGCTAAATCACTAACCAGATTGGTTACAGTGCTTTGCGCCTGTACGCCCGTGTGAGTTGAACGGTCACGCAATTGGGCATCCGTGCTGTTGGCCGTTGCCCCCGAAGCAATACCCGCCAATTTGCTTTTTTCGGCTGTGGTGTAGCTATTTTGGCTTAAAGCCCACCCCGAAACCTTACGCACATAAAGCGTTGTGTCAATTGACGTTCCACCACCACCAGAACCGTCCCCAGGGTCGCCCTTATCGCCCTTCATTACTTGAGCAAGTACCGTATTAGTCGTGATACTTGTTGCCGAAATGGTCATATTAATGGTAGCATCTACGCCAGTATTAACACTGCCATTGTTAAACCCATTTTGTGAAGCTGATACAATCAAGGTTAAAGGTGAAATGCGTCTAACGCCCAAGATTGAATCATCAACTGCAATTTCCAAAGTATTCGACCCTTGGTAACGCCTCATAGTTGCCGAACTTAAAGGCATCCGAAAAGCCCTAACGTTATTAGTCGCCACAATGCCGCCCGTTGACTTTTTGGCCACCTCCTGACGATTAATTGACACGCTAATATCTTGCAGTCTATTCACGTCATAAGCATTGTCAAAGACCAGTAAGGCCGTAAAGCTATCGCCCTGCTTTACTGTTATAGGGCTTTGGGAGTACCCTACCAAGGATATTCCCAAAAAAAGTAGCAAAATTTTGAATTTATTCATAGGTAGTTTCTTTAATATCTACATGAGTTGTGCTTAGTCCTTCTTCGTCAGGATTTACCGCTGACACCCATCCCGCGTTGGTGTTGTTAGGGTTGTTCGTTGCTGTCAGTACGTGCGTCCAGTTATAGGTCATGGTGCTACTTACCGTTGGCAACGTTCTACTTTGCCCCGTCACGTAGGTACTTACGCCTAATTGTGAGTCGGCCAAAAATGAAAGTGTAGTACCATTGATTGAATAATACACCGCCTCATCCCATTCCGCCTCTGTGTCATAAAACACGTAGATAGTCCACGTTGCGCCCTGTGCATAAGCTGTACGCATTAAGCGTGAAGGCCCGATTCTATGACCATTTGCGCTTAGTGCGTCTTTATCCATTTCCTGACCAAACTCTTTAGTCGGCAAAGTTCCACGTAACAGAGACATCATGCGAGCAAAACCCTTTAGGTAGTTGCTACCCACGTGTGCGCCATCCGTTGCGCCAATTGAAGAAAAGATAATATCAAAATCCCGTAGCATTGAAACAATTCCCGAAGCCCAAAACACCCCTTGCCCCGTCAAGCCCTCCGTAAGATAGGCCGCAACCTTAATGCCTGTATTGGTGCTTGTCAAAGCCGCATCTACGCTGTTAGGGTTTTTTGTTGCCTGAATTACTTTTTGGACCAGTCCTTTGTACGCTGGTTGTCATTGTAGCCTACTTGCCCAGAATATAAGGCTGGTCTATAATGCCCAATTTCAACCGCGTTAAATGTTGGCAGGTTTACACCCCAAGCAGAATTTAAGGCCGAAACAGTACTATACTTGCTTTGTAGCCATACTTTGAAATCGTTGGTTGTGGCATTGTTATAGTCTCCGTCGTCAATGTTTCCGCCAAATTCAGAGGTATAAAACCCTGTTTCGTTGCTGCCTCCGTCTATAAACAAAAACTCTTGACAGGCCGCTTTTGCCGCAGGGTTGTTATTAATGTAGTCCGCAATGCGAGCGATAAGTTTTAACTGTCTTGCGGCATAGTTTGGATTTGCTTTACAACCCCAAGCCCCCTCAATGTTTGAGGTAGCCCTGCGGCCAGAGCGCAATAGCATTGCCGCGCCCAAATCAATGTAGGCGTTTGATGAATTGTTTTCCATCCCGTCAAAGGCAAACAAAAACGGCAATTGCAATACAATCTTTAAATTTTTGCTGGTAAAATACGTTACAGCATTACCAATAACCGTGAAATTGTAAACGTCTTGTGAAGGCTCAATCCACCACCATTTTAGGGGTAGCGTTATGTGAGTAGCCCCACCATCTACAACCTTTGCAACCTTACTGTCATTGCTACTTAGGCTTTCCCAATCCCACTCGACTTGGTTGTGACATAATACTTTTCTTGAAAATGGGTCTGTGTTTTCATCGGTTGCCGTAACGCTTACTACATTTGAGAAGTTAGACGATTCGCCAGTACTTTGCCTTGCCTTCATCCGAAAGAAATACAGTGTATCGGTTTCCAAGTCCGTCACCTCCGCAGTTCGTAGCGAATTGCTGTAAATACCGCCCGTTAAATCACTCCACGTCTCACCATCAAAGCTAACCTGCGTAAAGTAGTCCGTTGCGCCAGAGTGTACCCAGTTCAATTCTATCGTATCAGCATTTACGCTTTCGGCCTCCAATATTGGAGGACTTAAAGGCTCTGGAATTACAACCCCGCTGCCGATTGTAAAAGTAAAAGGTACACTCTCACCTTCGCAATTGGCCGAACTGCCTACCAATTCGTAAACACCGTTTGCTACGCCCGAAAGGTCTATCTGGCATTGCACATCACCACTTACGCAGTTTACAGTACCTTGCTTTACAGGCACTCGACACCCCTCAACGCGTACCGCCCAATTTAAGGGGTTTACATTGCAAGCATCAAACGACACATTGTAGGTAGTGCCACTTGATAGCGCAACCTTCGTGAAAAACCAGTGCTTTGTACAGCACCCGCAGGTAGGTTTACTCATTTGAGTTTTCGATTAATGTTGTGCTTACAATCGAAATTAAGTTCACGATTGGAAGGGCTGGCAAGTACTCTGTTTGCCCCGTTGTTGGATTGGTTGTTGTGCGCTGGTAAGGCTGTAATTTTTCAATCTCTTCCTCTGTTGGAAACTCCTCCAACTTCAAAAGAGGGCTTGTAATTACAATCTCTTTTTTGTCGCAGGTGCGTTGTAAATCATACAATTTACTTTGCAAATCAAGCACGTCGCCAGCGGGAACATATTGGGTATTAGCCGCCTGTGCAGCCGCTTTCCCAGACGAAAGTTTTTGGTTAAATTCAATTTCTTTCGGAGTCAATTCGTCGTAGGCCGCAGAAACTTTTTGCTCAAGTTCTCGTTTTAAAACCCAAAGCTTGTTTTTGTACACTTGCTTTCCAGCCGATGCCGACCATAAGCCCGTCACTGCAATCAATAACTCTGTATTCGCTTCCTTTGCTGTCACTTTTACGCTTTGCTTTGCCATGTTTTTGTTCTGTTTTTGTAGTACGAAGATAATAAATTATTTATAATTAGTCTAATTGCAAATAGTTATATCATTACGTTTGCACTCAGGCTTGTTCCGTCTCTAAGGGTAAGCGTAATTGTTAGGGTTGAACCCACTTTATCGGCCATAATTGAAGCCACCCCTTTAGGGTCTTCTTCGTTAAGGGTAGCTAAACTAAATCCATAATATGAGCTATTCACATAGCGTTTTATGTACAAATTATGACTACCTAAGCCAGAGCCAGCCTGTCTTTCGATATTGTAATAGTCGGAAGTAGGCGATGGAGATGGAACATTAAAATTTGCAAACGCTTGACTACCATTTCTTCGCTGAATACCAAGGGTTACGGTGCTTCCAGAAGTAGAAAACCAATGAGAATCAAATCCCCAAGGGTCGCTTTCCGAAGTTAGCAAAGAAGGCTTGTTAGAAATGTTATTCCAATGAACCGAGCCACCCGCGCCAGAAGTATTTAATTGCCCTTGTGTGTAATAGCGGTCATCGTGGTTATGCCCATTGTTAGACTTATTATCTAATGCACTTTGTAGGCCCGAAATATCGCCTATTCCGTGAGTGTGACCCGCGTAACTCAAAGAAGGTACTCCCGTAAGGTTGTTCCAATGAACTACACCCCCCGCACCCGACGTGTTTAATTGAGTGCGAGTGTAAACGTCGCCCCAAGTTGGCCGATTATCTAAGGCACTTTGCAAACCCGTTATGTCACTTATTGCGTGGCTGTGACTTGGTAGGCTCTGCAAGTATCTTGCGTCCGATTGGGTCTTTGTGTAGTAGTCTCCGTCGTGGTTGTGAACCAAAGGCGCAAAAGTGTCATTGGCAACTGTTAAGATATTGCCGCTTGCATCAAAACCCAATAAACCCGCACGTGTGCCAGTAAATGAACTTGACGAAGTGTAGTTGACAAACTGCATTTGACCCGTTGCCCGAATACCACCAGTTACTTGAAGGGTCTTAGTTCCGTTTACCGTCACCGTACCCATAAGCACATAAGACCCCGCCAAAGTCATGCTGTAAGCATAGCCCGCTGTGGTTCTGAAATACATATTGCCAGCCCCTGCGTCTATGAACATATCACCCAAAGCCCTAATTGCTTGCCCCGCACCCAAATACATCGCCACCGCAGACCCATCACCATCGGCATACATCGCCCCGTTCACTCTAAACTTGTACCCGCCCAAACTTGCCGTTCCAATCCCTACGCCTGTACCGTTATCAAATATTTGTGAAGGGGTAAGAGTGTTTGTCGCACTGTATTTTGCAACATAGTTAATCGTTCCATCACCCGAAAGTTTAGCGTTCCAGCTATTAATATCACCCGTACCAATCGCTTTTACGTGATTAGGAACCGTTGGGTCTGTTTCGGTGTAGCTTGTAAGAAAATTAGGAACACCTGTAATCTTGCTGTAAGCCAAAGACGTTATCCAAGTAGGATTAGCGTAACTACCCGCAAGCTGTACATACAGGTCGTTATGGTTGTGAGTTGGCAACGACGTAAGGTAGCCCGCTAATGCGTGATTTCCCCACCCAAAAGACACATCCCAGTTGCTTATTTGCGTGGCAGTTATGGCTTTTACCCAACTTGGTACAGTAGGGTCGGTTTCCGCAGGAAAAGCAATATTGGCATTAGTGATACCCGTAACCCTACCGTAAATATCCGTCGTAATCTGTGGCACTTGGGTAGTGCTGCCACCTGTTAGGGGTGATACGTGCAAAGCTGCAAGATTCACCGTCCAAGTTCTATCCGCGCCCAAGGTTTGCGCCCCACCTGTCACTACGATATTGCTGGTAGTACCTGCGACGGTCAAAGAGCGAGTAAGGGGAACGTAAGTTGCTGCAAAATCGGGTTTACCAGTAATGTCAGCCCACGCGTGAGTATGCCCAAGTAATGAATAGCGAGCGTCACCTCTTGCGTTAGTCCAATACAAGTTTGTACCCTCTGGAATGTTTGTAGTCGTAAGTGACACCGCCCCGCTTTGCCCATTAACTGACGTAACAGGAAACAATATTGTTGAATAACTCAAAGAAGTTACCCTGCCATAAGCATCTACGTTTATAGAAGGGGTTGTGATTGTACTACCTCCCGACAAACCCGCATGAATCGTATTTAGATCAAAATTCCAAGTTCTATCTGCCGCTAAAGTTTGAATACTTGCGCTGATAGAAATGCGAGCCGAGCCGTTTAGGGTAATCGAACGCGTTAGAGGCACGTAAGTACCAGCAAAATCAGGAACGCCCGTGATTTTGCTATAAGCTAACGAAGTAATCCAAGAAGGGTTTGAGTAGCTACCACTCAATAAAGGGTATCTTGCGTCGCCACGGGCGTTAGTCCAATAAAGGTTAGTACCCTCCGCGATATTGGTCGTAGTCAATACAGCCGCCCCCGTAAGCCCATTCACCGACGTTACAGGGAAAGAAATATTCGTAGCCGTTAAAGCCGTCACCCTACCGTAAATATCAACCGTAGGTACTGCTACCTGTGTACCACTACCTCCCGTCAATCCTGCATGAATAGAAACCAAGTCTGCTGTCCATGTACGGTTAGCCCCTAACGTTTGAGTGCCGCCACTTATTGATATTCTGCCAGCCGTTCCCGCAACGGTCAAACTCCTTACTAAAGGCACATACTTTGTATCCACAAACGCTTCTACTCGCCAGTCGGCATAGTAAGGCCGCGTACCCTCTGGTAAGTCTGACGTTGTACCGCTAAAGGTCAGTGCGCCCGTTGTGCCGTTATAATACAAAGGAGGCGTTGCTGATAGTGCTAAGGTTGCACCTGTGTAAGAAATTACGCCTGTTGGACTAATAGCAATAGCTGTTCCTGCACTAAATGCAGCCCGTGCCATCGCGTCGGTGTATTGGGTAATGAGTGAATTTATCGCGCCCGTAGTAGGGTTGTAATAAATTCCCGTTCCCGATATTATAGGCGTAGTAGTACCTGTGTAAGATATTACATTATCAGGGCTAATAGCAATACCCGTACCAGCGGTATAGTTTGTGACTTGGTCTATGTGGTCGGCATCGTAAACATCTACGTAATCATTGCCTGAGCCGTAGCCCCTCAAGTACTTTACTGGTATGCGAATCTTGCCATCCTTGCGAACAACACCCGACGTTGCTGTAAACCATTCACCCCAAACATCGTTAGTCTTTTCCCTCAGTAAAAGCCCGTCATTATTCCCGCTGTTAGGCCAATAGATTTGTATAACATCACACCCGTTTGATTTTACTTCAAACTTACCCTCGCTGTCCGTCGTTGGTGGATAAAAGGTTGAGCCATTGACTGCAAAACCTCCAACGTTCTTTATTTTGTACAGGCCATTTTCAATCAACTTATTAAAATTGATTGCACCCGTCTTTGTGCCTCTCGATAGCGTTGCTGCTTCCTTTAAGTATTCAGCCGTATAAACTTTTCGACCTAAATCAATGGCCTTTCCATCCACATAATTAGATGGAACATTAACCATGTTGTAATCATCGGTAGAGCCTTCTACGTAGTAAGTCCAACTTCCTGCCGTTCCGTTGATAACCAACAAAGAACCGCTACGATAACTATTGCAGTTGATTGTTACCGCTTGGTCGGCAATGTATCGTATCTCTTTGGTATTTTCACCAGCCTCAAATACTTCAAAGTGGCCTTTGTGGTATAGGTTAGGAGGGTTTGTTACGCCTGTCCAGCTGTCGGCATCTTGGCGGTAAGAGCCTATTTTTAAAGCTGTAACGTCATAGGGGGCATTTAGATTGAATCGGTTTTTATATACTTCGTTGTTGGATATAGAATTATCTACTTCTTCGCCTCCTACTGCATCTACTACGCCTTGTCTGACATTGTTTTTATTGCCATTTGATTGTCCATTTCCCAAAAGCCCTTTTAATATTGAGCCACCAAAAACAAATAAGCCCCCGTAAAATTGATTTAGCTTTATGCCATTTTTGTAGTAGTAAGTAGGCTCAAAGTCGCTCGTTACTACCTCCATTAAAGTTACGCTATACGTGTCGGTTTTTAGCCCTCCTTCAATGCCTGTTACCACAAACACCGTAGAGTCAAAGCCGTTCATCGTAAAGCTATCGCCCATTTGTAAAGCATCACCCCGAAGCCTACCTTCTAACACCATGCAATATTTACTATGCTGACGCAAATACATTGCGCCCATCATGGCCTGAATATTTGAAGGTGGTGTTATGCCGCTACTTTGCCATTGCTCAGTGGTTTTATCACCATTGAGTTTGGATAGGTAAGAGTAATTTAGTGTATTAACAGGCTCACCAAATGGAATACTTATCTGTACTTTTTGGTCGCCAAACTCCGTATCTGGATTATCAAGCACAACCGTTGTGCTATTAACCGCGTCAGAGTCTTTACTTCCAAAAGAAATGTTCCTAATAAATAATTCAGCATTATTGTTTTGGGCGTTAAAGTTACAGCCTCTAAAAAAATACACCTTTACCCACCCGTCAGCGGGTGCGCCATCGGCTGATTCAATACTGTATGTTTCCCAATTTTGCTTTATTACAGCGTCGCCCGAAGCGTTTGTAGCTACATTTTTTACCAGTAAGTGCCGTACTTGTTTTCCTCCTTTTACTTTCTCCGCTCCATACCATTTTCCATCTGAACCCAAACCGTCGTAATCTATCGTTGATAAATCATCGTATAAATTACTGGTTGTTTTCTCTGTGCCTTTGTAGTCTTTGTAGGTAAATACTACTGCAATTTTAACGTCAGTGTGTTCAGTAGCCAAGTATTCAAACTCCAACTTTACCGACTCGCTTTTCTTTATTTCAAAATAAGTAGAAGCGTATTTTTCATCATAGCCAAATGCCGAAGATGTTGTTAAATGGTCAGGTGTTTTTAAGGCAGTAGGGGGTACGGTAGGCGTAAAATCGTCCTTCTTTGCCGCGCCTCTAATCCTGAGCATATAGCTACCAATACTATCGTCGCTTTGAACGAGTGCGTAATCAATACTACCACCAAACACCCAACCCGTCGTATCACCTCCAAAAAAGTTGCCGTTAATTTGGCTTTTCATTCGCCCGTAGTCATAAGCTACTTCCAGCCGCTTTATGGGTCGAGTCTTGGTTTTTTGTGCAGGTTCTTCTACCCACACAATAGAATTGTTTAACTGCGATTGGGTGCGAATAGGAACGGTTTGCCCTATTGATTCATACGTGCCATCACTATTGATTAATTTTCTATTAGTATAAACCGTTGTGGTAAATACCTGATTACCATTAGGCAGATACTCGTAAGCCGTAGGCGTAGCACTCTTAAAAGCGTCAATGCAAATGAAATGCCATTTACCTTTGCGTTGGTATGCCCACGCATAAAACGTTTGGCACAATCGTTCTAAAACCTCACGTACCGAAACGGTTTTTTCATCTTCAATAAACGCTTTGGGGTCTATCTGTACTTGGTTAATTGCGTTTGCGCTATTTGACATATAGCTGTCAAACAATAGCACAGACGTAACGGTGTTTAGCCCTAAGCCCGTTAAATTAAACGCGTATTGCAAAAACGCCCTTACGGATTCGCGGTCTTTGTAGATACTCCCGTCAGGTGCTTTAAAATCAATATCCGCAAGGTCGCCTAATCCATCCGTGGCCGATATTTCAAATATCCGCGTCCTGTCCTCTGCCGCGTAAATATCCTTTGCCAAATCACTTTGAAGCCAGCCCGAAAAAAGCACAGTACCCCCGTCTATTACCTCTGCTTTGTAATGACGTGGATTAGCATTGAATAGCGTTTCTACATTAAAAGTACTTGTATGAAGAAACTGAAACGTACAGATTAGCCCTACTACCCCCGCAACTTTTTTGCCGCTGCCATTCCATTCTAAATTAGGCTCATTATAGGCTGTAATAGTAACAACATCGCCCGTATAGCCATCTTCGTAAATAGCAATTTCGCGGGTTGCGCCTGTTTCAGCAATAAAGTAACCTCTATATTTTTGTCCGTAGGCCATTAAATGCGTCTTCTTTTAACTATTGCTTTGTCAATCTGCGTTAATAGCACTTTGTTACCAAAATACACGTTGGTTTGTGTATTGATTGCCTGTGTTGCCAATTGTGGGCTATTGTATCTACCCATGTTGACAGCCCTCTGAAAATAGGGTGTAAACAAATTCCCTAACTTGCTCAAAGGGGCTATTACTTCGGGGTTGTTTTTCGCGCCTCTATACTCTCCCGTCATCGAGAAAGTGGGGCCAGAAACAATACCGCCATCCGCAAATTTTACGGCTTTAATAGCCGCCCCTGCCGTAGTCAGAGCTGCGCCCGTTGCTGCTGTTTTAGCAAAAAACGGACTCAATGCCCCACCACTTAAAATAGACGCACCCAACATAAGACCAGCCTGCGCAAGCATTATCTGTCCCGCTTGCAACAACATATCCCCAAAGGCGTGAACAAGCCCTTCACCAAACGCCTTAAATGGATTTTCTCCTTGGGCAATTGCCGTCCCAAGTCCAGCAAAGCCATTTTGTAAAGCACTTCCTATTCCGTTGCCGACTATATCACCAAATATTGCTGCATTGGCCTCCCATACACCACCTAAGTCAGTAAAATACTTCTCAATAGCTTGGACTGACCCTTTGACGCTTTTATCAAAATCATTAATAAACTGCGGCTCTACGGGCTTTATCTTTATTTTACTTAAATCAATAACTTCTTTGGTTAGTCCAGTATTTATATCGTAAACAAGCCCTTCGATTTTGTCGAGCATTTTACGACGAACAACCGAAACCATTTTATCTAATCTATCTTGCTGAATGGCATTTGCCAACAATTCGCTACCTCCACCAGTTTGTATAGTAGCAACACCTTTTCCAAAAACTTGCGAAGGACTACCAATAGGACTGTTACTAAAAGCGGCAGGGTTATTAGCAATCAATTCAGCATCAAGACGTGCTTGCTTTATCATTGCAAGCCGTACTTTAAATAAATCCTCCCCCGCTTTGTTTTCTTTACGAAGTTGTTTTTCAAATTCCGACTCCCCTGTTGAGGGTTTACCAAGTTTGCCAAATGCTTCCAAGTCGGCTTTCTCTTTGTTGAGTCTGCCGATTTTCTCCATCAAAGCAATACCTTCTTTGCTCCGTGTAAAGCCAGTAGGGTCTTTTTTCTTTAGGTCATTTAATAGCGTCCTGTTTTTGTCAATTTCTTTGTTTATATCTTTTAATTGGGTCAGCTCTTTTGCCCCCAATCCTAATTTTTCTTGCGCGGCTTTTTTTGCTGTTTGCCGTTGGGTTATTTCCCCTTCGTAGGCTTGCTTTCTTAAAGTATAGTTTACCCTTATTGCCTCGCGCTCACGCTTGTAAGATTCTAATTGCTGACTATTTGCAGCAATATTATTATTAGGGTCTGCGGCTTTGTCTAAAAACTTCATGCGGTTATAATCCACATCAAGCCGTTTCTTTTGACTGGTAAGACTGGCTCCCGAGGCTTCCTTAATTGCCTCTACTTTTGTTATTTTTCTATATTTATCCTGACCCTTATCGTATCTTGATTTAGCATCAAATGCGTTATAAACTATACCTACTGGAGATATTCGCAAAACTGAATCTGCTATTCTCTCCAAATACCCACCTCTAACTACGCTCGCTGCACCATTAAGAATAGAGGCAAAAAAACCGTTAATATTAGACTCCCTACCAAAAGATGTAAGCATTAAATCAACCTCATTTCTAAGGTTGTTCATTGCGCCAGTAGTTGTTTCTAAGTTTTTGGCGTAAGAGTCTTTGGAAATTTTATCAAGACCTTGAGCAAGTTTGGGTAAAGCATCTTCCGATAACACCGCACCCGCTTTTAACAGGTCGTTGAGTTGGGCAGTAGTTACGCCCATTTCTTGCGCCAAAATATTGAAAGCCCCAGGAAGACGTTCTGATAATTGCCCCCGTAATTCTTCGGCCTGAACATTGCCCTTAGACATCATTTGCGATACCGCCAACAACGAGCCTTTAACCTGCTCATTGGATAGCATCATTGCCGACCCAGCCTTTACAATCGAAGTGAAAATCCTTTCGGTTTCTTTGCCTTCTAATTTAGTACCTCTCGAAGCTGCCGAAAATCCTTTGTAAGAATCTGCTAAGTCGTCAATTCTAAGACCCGTTTGTCTTGCAAGGGAAGTTACAAAAGAAAAAGCCTCCGCACCTTTTATAGTGCTACCCGTGGCCGTATCTAAGGCTATTTGAAGGCGGTTGTATCTTTCGGTTGTGGCCGATATTTCTTTTCCAACGGCAAGTAGCCCGTCTAATCCTGCACCAATAGCCGCACCACCTAAACCGCCTACTGCGCCACCCAGACCACCCAACGCGCCAGACTGCATACCAATAAGCGTAGAGGCAACGTCAGAAACATCCTTCTTAAAGAAAGCCATTTCTTTACGTTGCCTCTCTAAGCCTCTTGACCAAAACTTACCTTCCGCGTCTGCTCTTGAATAAGATTGGGCTAATTCAATATTTTTTTGAACCAACGCAGCCGTTGCCTCTCCCTGTTTTTTTAAGGAGTTGATAACTTCAATTTCTTGCGCGGTAAACTTTATATTAATTGCCATCTTTTTGCTGGTTCATTCGTTTAGCGGCCTCTCGCGCTTTGGCTATTAATTCCTCCGATGGTAGTTTCGACTTTATCGGTTTATCGTCAGGCAATGGGTAAACTTCCTCTCCTGAAATGGCGGGAGTATTTTCGCCACGATTGATATTATAGGTTAGTGCGTATTGCTCCCGAAAGAAATACGCCATCATTCCACGTTCACGGGTAACTTTTGTATTGTAGCCTTCAATAATGCACCACACATCCGCCCAATGAAGTCGCTTGTATTCCCAAGGTTTATACCCCAACTCCCCGCAGACAAAACTCTTTAGTCTGTACCACGTCCACGGGGTTGTTAGTTTTTTGTTTCTTCGGCCTGTTCTTCGGCTATTTCCTCCTGTGTTTCCTCTTGGTTAGAAGAAAGTAACACTTGTGAAGCCACCGCAACAAACGACGAAAGCAATGGGTAGTTGATTGGCCCTTTTGTGCCTTTTAACCACCCTTCAACTTGGGTAAGGCTATAAGGCATTTTTTCGCCTAAGTCCTCAAACCCTGCTTTTACAACGTGGTATAGCAAGCGGGTTGCCGTCTTAAACTGGCCTTTCCCTCTTACCAGAGTATAGTAGATATAAGGCAAGCCCGTTTCGGTTTCTTCGCAGAAGTCCTCTAAGGCTTCAATGGTAAAAGCCAAGGGGACTTTAACCCCTTTGGCTACTTCAATTGTTTTTTGCATAATTAAGCTGCGGTATAGTCGGCTACTGCGTCAGCACCCAATCCAATGTTGTAAGTAGAAGCATCCCCGTTCTTGTGGGCTACGTTGATAGACGAAATCATGCAACCTGTGTACTCTTGGCCTTTATCGCCAGTAGTAATACCCGCCCCAATACGAACGTCTAATTTCGTCTTTGCGCGCATTGCTCCACGAAAATCGGCAATAGAGAAGTTAGTAGCTTCATCCGTATTGTCGTAGATAAAATACACACCCCCAAGAGTGATTTTCTTCTCTCTTGTGCCGTAAAATTTCAAAGGGTCAACTCCGTTGTTGTCGCAATTGACTGAAATTTCGCTTGAGGTTTCATCTTCGGTAATACTGTTTGCACAACCTACCATAATCCAAGCAGTACTTACTTTGACGTAAATGAATATGCTTACGCCTTCTTCGGCCAGTGTTTTTGCCATCGCTGTTAATTGGTTAAAATAGTCATTTGATATACCTGCTTGACAAAGTGCATACGAGCCTCTTCGTCAAAGTCATTTTCTCCGTTCATTAGGCGAATATGGTGTACTACCACGCCCCCCGCAGTGCCTCTATAAAAGTTTAGCACTCTTTTTATTTCTACCCCAATGGTTTCAGCCGTTAGTAGGCTTTCACTCAAAACCGCTATTGCTACTTCGTTGTAAATAATACCGTTGCCGTTGTCGCAGTACTGAATGGGCTTTTCATCTACCATGTAGCATACCGACGGCTCAATCGCTCCCTGTGGTATCGGCCAAGGGAATACCCTTGTACCAATATACCCCTGTATGGTAGCATCGTTGGTCAATAGTGCGTATATGGCTTTTTCTATCATTGCTCTTGCCTAAATTCCTCTTGCATTGAGGCGTTTACCCCCGTTCCCAATCGTCGCTCAACCAAATCCTTTGTTTGCGTTTCGGCAGGTTTTGCAAACGGTTTGTGCCTCCAAAATCTTTTGCCAGTTATCGGCCCTTTTTCGGACAGGTGCGCTCTGTTGCCAGCGTTCCACTTACCTGCTACCATTTTCTTTCCAGACCCCACCAACCCTTTAATTTCATAGGGAGAATCCCGCACTACTTTTGTTCTAAGCGTCTTTTTTAATGCCCCCGTAGCATAGCCGTAGCTATTTCCAGGTTGTGGCACTAATCTTTCCATTACGTCCAAAGTGGGCTTAATGGCTTGCTTCATTATCTTTCTTGACGTAAGCCCTTGCTTACTCTGTGCCATCCGTTTGTACTTCTTTTCCAGATTTTGAAGGTCGCTGTAATCCACTTTCCTTGCCATACCCGAATCTAATAAGGTGTTTAGCTACTCCTTCTTCATACTCTCCAAACTCCCCTACTTTCTTGCCTTGCCCTTCGTGGTCTTTGATAAATTCGATCTTAATCTTTTTCATTCTTTCCGTCTTGATTTTAATTGCCAGCCTAAACGCCTCCCAATTTCATCCACGCGCTCAATGTCGTAAACCGTGCCTGTATCGTCAATAATCCGCATCAAAGTAGTAGGAGTGCCTATATTGCGTATTTTCCAAGCTACTGCCGCCTCTGCTACCAACTGGTTTTTTAGATAGTCTTCTTCCTTGCGATAAGTAGCAATTGCTTCAACTTTTTCAGCGTAGCAAGTTTTCCACGTAGTCCAGCTTTTTACCTCTTGCCCCATACCGTCACGCGTTACGGTATAGCTTTCAATAGTGATTACCCTATCTAATTTCCATTTCATGCGAATACGTCTAAGGCAAAAGTTCTGATAATATCATCCACCAACGTAGGGGCTTCATGCTTTGGACTGTCTGGGTTGTTATACCAGTGCATTACCAAGTGCCGTACCGCCTCCGCCATGTTAGCGGGTAAAGTTTCGGGTGAATAACCCGCCCTGAACGTAATTTTTACCGCGTCCTCACGGTCATAGAGTGTGGGCAATGTCGTTGAAGTGTACTTCAACACCTTATCCACCTTTGAGTAAGATATAGCCGTATAATTGCCGCTACCCAATACTTGTAGTGCATTGTCTTGGTCGTAGTATTCAACACTTTCAATGCCTACAAATGGGTATCTGTCAATCTCAAAATCACAAAACAATGAAAGGGATAAAGTATAGAGTCGGTACTGTGGCACTACCCGTGATTTAGCCTCTACATAGAGCAAAGCGGCCAATCCTTGTTTTAACAGCGTTGCGTCGGATATTTCGTCCTCAGTCGTGCGCGTCCACTCACGAAGCTCTTCAATGCTTAATGCTGCTTCGTAAGTTGCGTCAACTGGTTCTGAAAATACTTTCCTCATTGCTGTTATAAAGTTTTAAGTATTCCCCCAACCCTTAGAGAATTGGGGGAATGTTGTTATTAGGCAGTTAAGAAGTCTTTGTACCCTGCAAAAGCGGCAGTACGCGCTACTTCAACATCCCAATAGGCGTTTGCTACAATCTTCACTTGGTCAGTAGATGCCAAGGTGATATTGTCAACTGTGAATGACATACCGCCCCACATACCCACATACAAGTAAGAAAAGTCACCAAAAATATGAGCCGAACAAACACCGTTGGCAGTACCTTTTGTAAGGTTAGAAGGCACAAGGTTTGTTACAATTGCGGGATAATCATTGATAACGCTATCCTTGAAAATAGGCACACCGTTAGTAGAAGCAAATTGCTGAGTTGTTTTTAACTTACCGCGCAATTTGGGGTTAATCAAGTGGCGCAAAGATGCGTTATCCGCGTTGGCGTTGGCTACGGTTGTTTCTAACAAAACCATATTGTCATACGTAGGGGCTAAACCGTTTGTACCAGCGGCAAGCAAGTTTCCGTTACCAGATACAATAGCGGCCAAAAGTGCGGTAATAGCGTCTTGATTCAATTTTTTGTCCAAAGCCAAACGGATTTGATTCAAGATAAATGCCTGAATATCCTGCGTAGAATTAGCAAGCAATTGGCGTGAAATTGGGATTTGAGTACCACGACGATTAGGAGTCATTGTAATCTCAGAGAACAATACCTCGTCATTAGTAATAGCCTCAATCTCTGTTTTTTCCTGAATAGTTGGCTTGGTGATTTGCACAGGGAATTTTTGCGTACCCATCAAGTTTGCAAAGCGAGTTGCGCCAACCTCCGAAAGAAAGTTCTTATCCCACAAATCACCCAAAAGGCCGTTAATTTCCGTAGGAACAATAAGCCCCCCTTGGTCGCCCGCAGTCGTCGTTTGGCCTGTTGCCGTTTGGCCACGAAGGTTTGAAGGAACGTTAAATGTACCTGTCATTTCTACGCCTTGCGCTCTTGCTTGCTTACGGGCTTCTTGGTCAACTTCTGCTTCTACGCCATCTAATTGCTTGTTGTTTGCCAAAAGCTGCAAGCCGCGAAGGATAGACAACTTGCTAAAGTCTTTTTCGTCTTTAGGAGAAAAATCCGTGTTGCCATTTGCGCCAGTGTTTGGGGTAAACGAACGGGTTTCTTCCAATACCAAAAGACGCTTTTCTTCATCACGCAATGAGGTAATTTCTGTTTGATAAATGTCAAACTGCGCCACCTCTTCGGCAGTTAGCGCAGTGGCGTTTTCTTGCTTTTCAACAAGAGCGTTACGCTTTTGAATTGTCTCGCCGATTAAATCGCGGACGAATTTTAGGTTTCTTTTCATTTGTTTTCGCTGTTAATAAGTAATCTTTAGTCAATTCTGTATTTTAATTTCCGAAGAACTTTTTCATCTTCATTGTCTTGCTTATCTTCCTGCGGCTCTTGTGTTCCTTCATCAGGAGTAGGCTTTTCCAGTTGCGCCCGAAACTCGTTAAAGCTGTCTAATGTGCGCTTTGAAACTGATATACTATCGTTGGTGTCAGGGTAAGCAGGACGCATAACAGGAGCAAAATCGTAAACACCCTCAAATTGGGTGATGGTCACGATGTTTACTTTTTCTCCGTCTTCAACTTCTTCACGCCAAAGCATACCGTTTTCTGCTGGCATAAACTCAAAGCTATTACCTCGCAAGTCGCCACGCTCGGCCAATGCTTTTACTTTTCTGCCTGTTTCAGTATCTAAGGGCAACTCAACCTTATAGCGAACTTCATTAGGGGTAATTTCATAGGTAAGCGTACCCGCCCAAGTAGTACCCAAAACTTCGTTTATGTCGTGGTTAAACTTGCAAATGATTTCATCCATCCTTGCGCCATTACAAGCGTCAGGAGAAATAATTTCATATACTTTATAGTCACGCCATCCAAGGTTTGCGCTGCGTTTGTTAAACACAATAGCCGTACCTTCTAAGTAAGATTTACCATCTTCCTCAGTCAAAACCCTAAATTGAGTTTCGCTTTTAGGAAGTACTCTGCGTTCCATTTCCATTGCCTTTATCGTATTGTTTACCCACGTCAGAGACGGGTATCATGTTTCCATTTACCATGTAATTACCACCGCCTTCGTAGTGCGGCATTTCTTCTAAACCTCGAATATCATTAGGGCTTAACCACCCGTTTTGAAGCCCTACTGCGTAGCTATCGTAGCGGGTTTTCATGTCAGCACGTAGCAAAGCATTAAAGTTGTGCTTTACATACTTGCCTTTCTTTTGCTCGCTTGTTCTTAGGCACTTATAGCTAATTTCTTGCTCCAACTGAATTACCGCAGGGCGAAGCGTCAATGTATAAAAGCCCGTAGTTTGGCTTTCAAGACCACTACCAAATGATGTTTGCTTTGTGGTATCACCTACCAAGTGAGGAGGCACGCCAAATGCCTGATATATTTCAAACTTGTCAAGTTGTAAAAACTCAACTAATTGACTATCTACCAGAGTATTAGCAATAGGCTGAAACTTCAACCCGCCAGACAACACCGCTACCTTACCTGCTTTATCGCTTCCTCCGTGTGCTTGTTGCCAACTTTCTCTATTGCGAGTGGCAACGTCCTTGTCCATATTGTTTTCGGAAGTCAAAATACCCCCCAAAAACGTACCGTTCTGATAGTAGCTGTTAATAAATTGACGAGTAGTTAAACCCGTTCTAATTACCTCCGTCAAGCAGCCCGTAATACCTCTAAAATAAAGGCCATCCATTGAGATACTGCCCCATATAATTAGGTCTTCCTCTTTGTGCGGCGTTCCGTCAACTTCAATGTAAGTTCGCTCTCTTTTGCCGCTTACTACCTCCGATGTTTCGTAAATAGTGTATTCTTGAGGCTGTAAAACCCGAAAGCCTATTGTGTTTCTATAAACGTCTCGCTCAATAGCCGCTACGCCCACTCCAAAAAAGTCTCTATGAACGCCCATAGTCTTACGAAGCATAAAGGGCGTTTGGTGGGCGTTTGGTCGAATATTTAAAGCGTAGTCAAGCGTATGATTTTCGTCAAGTTTTGGCCCTTTATTTGTAGCTCCATAAACCCGAAGCGGCACTGATGCCATATTGTTATTACGAATCTCAGAACAAGCAAGTACGGCAGGAATACTAACAGCGGTTCTATCATTAACCGCAATTCCCGATAACGACACCCCCAGCACTTGCGCCAGTCTCTCAATGTCGGAGTTGGTAGAAAAGGTAGAATTGGAACGCAGTTGCATCTCCGTACTATTTTTGCGAATAGACGACAATGTTTTAAACTGCCAAAACTCTTTTTGAAAGATATTAGCCAATTCTTTGAAAATTTTTCAATAAAATACGTGATTTATTAGCATAATATCAAAAAATATCAAATAATATGCTTATCTTTGATAGTAAATAATACCAATCAATACCAATTAATTATTTTATAACGAATATGACTATACGTACAACAGAATCAAGAATTAATTGTAAAGATGTAAGTGAGCTTCTAAATATTAGTCTCGCACATGGTAAGGCTCAATTTGGGTGTATTAGATTATTTGCCAAAAAACCCAGCTACGGGATTGTTACTTTTGGCGATTACACGGAGTGGCTAAAATGGTTTAATAGCTGTACGCCAAAACAAAGAAAGGAAGCCTATAAGGAGTGGAAGAAGGAAATTAATCAAAACAAATAACAACCATGAAACTATCAGAATTATCATTGGCGGATTTATTTGCATTGCGTAACCACTTTGAAAAGTCGGGACGTATTCAACATCTTTTTGGGTTAGATAATGAAGAAGTATCTTTCTTTGAGCCTGACGACAAAAGATACTATCTTGTTATTGAAGAAATTGAACGACGCTTAAACTTAATAGAAGAAGGAAATTAAAAATATTAACCAATAGCAATCATGTACGAAATACACCACGCACCAAAAGAATTAGATGGAGATATTTCCGTTATTAAATTCTGCCCTATTGATACCCTGCTTAAATTTATTGATAAACTCTCAGAGAGCGATGCGGGCAATACGGTTTATTTGCTAACATACGACAATAAAGACAGCGAACAAGACGAGTCGGAAGTGTTTATTACCTCTAACTTAGATGCTCTTGCTGGCATCCTACAAAGTGGTATTTGCTTATTTGAATTAAAGGAAAGGTTTTTCATATTTGAGTATGCAAGTTACGAGGAAGCGTATGCAACCGCGCTTAATTTGAAAGAATCAAGCCCCTTGTGTTATGAGGAGAAAGGAGGGGTTGAACCATGACAGCAAAACCTATATTTACCGTTGGTATCCCGAAGAGGGAGGAGTTAATAAAAAAATAGCGATATTATTTTTTATAATAATGCCTTGAGCGGCTTTGTAAAACTCAATTTGATTATGGTTGAAAACCAAAATTTTGGACAGGCAATTGAAGCCTTAAAAGAAGGCAAGAAAGTTGCAAGACAAGGATGGAATGGTAAAGGGATGTTTATCTTTGAAAGACCTGCCGATGAATTAGAAGTAGGCTTTATTATTGAAAAAGTAAAGTCATTGCCACAATCGGTAAAGGACTTTTTTAAGGCAAAAGATGCAAAGGAAACTCCAAGCGAACAAGGATTAGCCAAAGTGAAATTTGGAAACTACTTGTGTATGTATACTGCCGATGGGTCTATCGTAAATGGCTGGCTTGCAAGTCAGACAGATATACTCTCAAACGACTGGTGTATTCTTGACTAAAAACTGCGATTTGTAGGGTGCTTAGAGTTAAGCATCCTACTACTACCTAAAACCGATTAATAGCCATGAAAAAATTATCAATTATAATCGCAATTATTGTAATCATAGGGCTAATGGGCTTTTTTGACCAAAAAGGATATTGTAACATTTGGGCATCTATCCTTTTTGTATTATTAGGAGTTTTGATTTGCAACCTGTTTCACTATGATGCTGATTCGCTATGAAGAAATTACTGCCAACTATGGCTATTACCTGTTTAACAAGTATTGTTTGCTATACTATGCTTAGGCTTATTATTCCTCCTATGGAGGCTAATGTCATTTGCTTCATAATTAGCATATTTTATTTCAAGCTGGATTTGATTCATCAAGACCTAAAGAAACCATGAGCCTACTACAAAAAGCGCAAGAACTTCATAAATTTGCTACCCAAATATTGCCAAAGAGACGAATCTTTACGCGCCAACTACATACTGCTACTTGAAAACCTTCAAGACTGGACAGACCTTTGCCACAGTCAATTATTGGCAAGCAAAGCCGAAGAAGAAGCTACCCGTACCCTGTCCGCCTTAGAGGAAATGAGAGAAAAACTTTTAGCAAAGAAAAACCCCTTAAAGTAGAAATATTTTGACGGTAAGTCTTTGTTGGTCAACGTATTATGCTTATATTTGTATGTAGGTGTACGAGACCACAATAAGACATTTTCCACTTGTACTGGAAAACAAAGAACCGTCATTAAGGACTCGTACTCCTTTTTGGCGGTTTCTTTTTTATTCCTTCCACGTTTTACTACTTCTTCGTTAGGTTCGCTTTGGTTTCCCATTTGGGATTAGTACGCGGGTTAGAGTTGAGTATCAAAAAATCTTTTTTACACACTAAAATAAAGTGAGCAACTTAGTAAAACACACATCAATCACAAGTTTACAATTGGTAGACGAAATAAATATCTTTCGCAAGGAAGAGGGTAATCGTTCAGAAGTTCGCCACGCCGACCTTTTAAAAGTTATTCGGGATGAATTTGAGGAGGAGATAGGTCAGGGAAAAATTTCCCATACCCCCTACATTCATCCACAGAATGGGCAAACTTATGAAATGTACGAACTTACCAAAACGCAAGCTACTCAGGTGCTTGTTAGAGAATCTAAGTTTGTCCGCAAGGCCGTTGTTGCCAAACTCGAAAAGATGGATGCAACCCAAACGCCAAAGCCAGATTTAGCAAGCCTATCAAGGCTCGATATTCTGCAAATGGCTATCGAATCAGAAACAGAGCGTTTGCGATTGGAGGCCGAAAACAAGAAACTTGCACCAAAAGCAGAAGTAGTTGATATTATCCTGACGGCCAAAAACTGCTACACTACGACCGACATTGCAAAAGAACTTGGAATGGGGCCACAAACACTCAATAAGAAACTTTGCGAGATGCGTATTCAACGTAAATTCCAAGACCATTACGTGCTTTACGCCAAATATCAGGACAAAGGGTACACAGAAACCAAAACAGAGTTAATCCAGCCCAAAAACAAAGACCCATTTACGGTATTACAAATGGTTTGGACGCAAAAAGGGCGTTTATTCATTCACAGTAAGATGAATCCAAAGTTAAGTTTCTACAATCCGCAACAACAGATAGCAACCGCATAACCACTAACGGGGTGGCATAACAACCACCCCAAATAAAACCACTAAACAATAAATCCATGAAACAACCTACTTTTTCGTCAAACGCTTCCGTTTCAGAGAAATTAATCTCGTTTGCATTGGCTATTGTGGTTATTGCACCACTATTGGCCGCATTGTTTGTGTTCTTTTGCTTTGCCTTTTTAGGGTTAGAGTTTGAATTTACTGGTAAATGCTTCTTACTTTGCGCCTCATTGTTTTTTTGCTTCTCTGCTTGGTTTGGGATTTATGTTATTCAATAAAATGAAGTTGTAGCCACTAAACTGCTACAAAAACCCCGTTTTATAGCGGTTTTTATCACTTTTTTAAGAAAAGTATCGGCTTTGTGCGCATTTTTTGGCGAAAATTGTATAACTTTTCTAATAATCAAAGTCTACCAAACCTCAACCGTAGGCTCTGATTTTAAGTTGTAAGGGGCTAACACCCAACAAGTACGGGCAAACAGTCCGCTCATTATACCGTCTATCTTGGTGTTCTTGCTTTGCTTGGTAAGTATTAGGTTGTTGCCCTTTACCAAACAAAGAACGTTTGATGCCATCCATCCAAGTACAGGGTCGTTTTGGTGAAACAAAACCTTCTTTTTAATATCCGTCTCAAAGTCTCGAATAAACGGAGTTAAGAACCTGGGGGATTGGCTGATTTTAAACATGACAATTCCCTCATTCTCTAAATCGGTAAACATATTGCCTGTATAGGCTTGGTCAGCAGCAATACTTTGCAGATTTACAACCTTGGTACGCTCAACGATAAAGTCCTTTGCTTGGTTTAGGTCAATGCAGTTTCCTTCGCACACAAACAAAATACCATTCTTAACCCACTCCCTAACACTTGCAAGCCCTAACTTTTCAAGTTCTTTGTACTTTTCTTCGTGAGTCCATGCCCATTGCTTCCACGATAACCCACCTTCTACGGGGTAAACTTCGGAGTAGCTTAGAAGGTCGTTTGTTACGGCCACGTCAAGGCCGCCATAAGCCACGGGGTATTCATCGAGTGGTATTATTGTAGGATTTTCCCAAACGTCGGCTGTAATCCAAGTAACCGCGCTATCCGTCCAAACGTTAAGGTGTTTTGTTTTGAAGTCAACCTCTTTACTACCCGATACCTTTGCCTCTTCAAACTCCGATAACAAAGACGCTTTTGTAACTGACACCCCGTAATTAGGATTTGCTTTCTCCCAAACTTTCGGGTCTTGCCAGTCGTCGCCTTCGTCTATTGAATAGATAACGCCAAATAACCCTTCGTTTGATATTGTACCATCAAGTACTTTCTTTACAATGCTGTTTCTATATTCGTAGCAAGGGCCGTTTCTATCGCTTCCTGCGGTTGTGATAATAAAAAACAAAGGCTGCTTTCTTGCGGCCATACCTGAGCGCAAAGAGTTCTTTACATCGTCATTTTTGTGAACGTGGTATTCGTCAAAAATTACACAGTGGGCGTTTTTCCCTTCGGTATTGTTGGCATCGTGGCTAACGGCCTCAAACTTTGATCTGTCTCCAAATTTAAAATGGTGTACCCTAAACTGTGCGTGAGTTTTAATATAAGCCGATTCTTCCGCCAGACGTTTTAACATTGAGGCCGATTCGTCATAGCATATTTTTGCTTGGTCGCGGGTAAAAGCAGCCGCGTAAACCTCCGCCCCTAACTCTCCATCGGCCACCAAACAGCAATTTCCAACCGCCGCGCCCAAGGAGGTATTGTGAGTAGGTATAAATGACTTTGTTACCAAAAATAGGCTTCTTGGGGAATCTACTTGAATACACCTAACTGGAACTGATTCTACATCGTTTATCTCGACAATTTGACGGTAATTTGAACGCTTACTTTCTCCACTTCCATTTTTTAGCCTATCTTTTTTTCTTTGTAGCTTAAAGCATGTATTTTCGGAGAAACACCAAAATTGAACTCTATATTTTAATCCCATCCTACGCCCTTCAAAATAACTATCTGCTATTTTAACACTTGGCTTTAATCCTAAGCTACGGCACAATTCCATAAAACCTTTACATAGCAATTCGGAAGTAGTAGTAAATTCGCATTGTCCAGCTTTTGAGCAATACCCATCGGTATCCATCAACCCTTTTAGCAACTCCCATCTATCCTCAATACTGGATTGAAGGTATAGGTCTGGAATATGTTTGTTGCCAAATAAGTTTAACTTTCTTAATCTCGCAGCAATAGAATTGTCTCTTTCTTTTTGCGATTTTCCACAGGCTCCTAATGTGTAGTATCCGCAATTATTTCGCTTATCAATATTGGGTACGCCTAATGGAGTAATTGCTTTTATATGCTCTATTAATTCAATATCAGCACCCCCAATAGTAACTCTGCCGCTTTCACTATCTCCATCACCAAGCCAAAAACCAAGAATATAAGGGTTTACAGGCAAGTCTTTTTTAGGGTATTCTACTGCTTGACAATTCTTTATTCTATGATTGGCAACCAAATCTTTTTTTACCCCTTGTTCAAAATAAAGAGTTTCTTTTATTTTCTCAGTAGTAAAAACAATACGTTTGTCAAGGTTTGACCAGTCCTTCTTTTTCTTTCCCTTAAAATCTTTTCTACAATCCCTACCAGTTCTATACGGCTGTGTCTCCCACAGGTGTTCTGCATCAGCAATAACTTTTGTGCCGTCCGAAAACACCATTTCGTAGCATTTTCGATTGTACATTACATCGGTCGCAAATGTCACATGGCACACTTTTCCATTTTCATCAAAAAGAGCGTCACCCTCTTTTAATGACCCCATAGTTTTCCATCCATCTGGCGTTGGAATAGGAGTATCAAGAGCTAAAGCCTTCCCATTTTTTTTGGGAATTTCTACATAAGCCTCTCTAAAACGCCTTGTTCCGTCTGCAATCCATCGCCAGCCAAAGATATTCCAGTAAATGAACTTTTGCCACGGCTCAAGTATAAAACGCTTCTTTTCGCCCTTTGTGAGCCAAAGAGTCTCAGTAAAGGCTATTTTAATACTTGCGGCTTGTTCGTCGAAATAAAACCCTTTGGATTTGGCATTTATTTGGTCGTCAAGGTAGCGTTTACAAGCAAGTTTTACATCCATGCCAGCCGCTTTTTTACCTGTTAGCACGTCGTTTACATACTTGTCAACCTCTCTTTTGTAACTTTTCATCCAATTTTACCAAGTAATTCCTCCATTGGGTCTTTTGCCTTATCGTCTTTTTTAGGCTCTGCAATTTTTAGCCGTGAAATAGGGGTTGCGCCAAATTGAATAACTATCTTTTGGTATGTCGCCAACTGCCTCCCCGATTCGATAGCTTCGGCAGAAAGTACAGTCATGCCATTAGGTGTAGAGCTAAATCTTGAACTTACATAAGTCATTGAATTTTCTAACTCAATATACACCCCCCACGCCCTGCAAGCTATCTCTAAAAGTCCTAAATCTTGCGGGTGTATCAAGTTTGAAACGTTACGCATGAGTCTATCCCACTCCGTTCGGGCATACTCATTTAGCCCGTCTGGTGCAG